AATAATTTATTTGGAATTTTAATGTCATTCATAAAATCTGATACAAATAAATTATTTAAACCATTCATAATACTAATAGATTTTTCTAATTTAGTGTAAATTTTTTTAAATGCTTTTGAATTAAAATTTTCACATACTAGATATTTATTAGATTCAGTAGATCTAGAATAATATGGTTTATATATGGCTACTTTTTCAAATAATGACTTTAACAAATATATATACTTAATTGTTGGTTCTGTAAATATATCATCTAATTCAATTATTAATTTTCCATTATCATTTAAATCTTTTAATAATCCAAAAGTGTTTGTTAACAATTCTTTGAAATAATTAGATTCAATATCTAATAATCTTTTAGGATTATCCAATAATAAAATACCAACATTAAATGACTTATTTGTATAAGATATTTGGTTTTTTAATTTTAATAAATCATTCATTCTTTCAATGTATTTATTGATTGATAATTCTACTATTTTTTTCTTGTCATCATTTTTTGTTAATAAATTTATATTTGTATTATTACCAATCATTCTAAAAATTATGTTTATTTCCCAAAAATGAAAAAATAATCTATTTTCTACTAATTGTATGTGTCGTGTGTCGGTAATATTTAAATATAACTTAATATTATTTATTAATTCATATTTTTTTTCCTGATCTGTTAATAAAACTTCAAAATTATTAATAACCCAAAAAAAGTTTTTAGGTTCTTGTTTTTTTATTGCATCATTAAAAAGTTCATATGACTGGTGTAAATAATAATTAAATCCCGTACTAAACAATTGTCTGGCAGGAAATTCAGACATATCCATTTCAAAATTTGATTTTAATGGTTCTGTATCAAGTTCTGGTAATGGAAATAATTTTAATACTGTATTAATCGGATCACTATTTATTGACATAATATAATATAAGTAATATAATATTTTATATTACTTATATTATCAATTTATAAAATCAACTTTTTATCATTCCTATAAAATAAACTTTTATTTACTTATTCACTTCTAATCCTTCTATAAACTTAACACTTTTGATCTCATAACTTCCATCATTCATTAATGTACATATATCTCCTTTTCCATGACGTAATCCTAATTTAAAATCACCAACATAAATAGGACATTCATTTACATCATATTCCGTACCAGAACCATGATAATGACCTGATACAAAATCTCCTTCATATATTTTTTTATTATTAGCATATTTAATTCCTTCACCGTGTAAAGAAATTAAATTTTCAAGTGATACATTATTATCTGCTTTAAAATGACCATTGTAAACTAATTCTTTAACATCATTATCAAGTAGTTTATAAACTTTTCCTTTTTTGGGTTTACCTGATTCAAAATCACCATCAAATATTAGTCTGGTTGAGCCAAAAATTTCATTGCTGGTATATCTATGATATAAATTATAGTACATTCCTTTGATGGTATGTTTTAAAATATATGTAATATTCATGTCTCTATTATATATATTTAAATGATCATATACACCATTTAACATATAATATTGAACAGTAGAAAATTTATGTTTGGTAATCGATCCTTGTATTAATAATAGTTCATTTGTCGAATAGTTATTAAATGTACCTTCAAATATAAATTTTTCACCATAATTACTACAATATTTTCCTGTAATTAATTTTGGCTTATAATTGTCAAATTTAACAGTACCTGTATATTGATAATAACTATCGTTTATCATTACATTAATATAATCTGAATTATTATCTACCATATATTTTTCAAGTAATTTAATGTCATCTAATGTAATATTTTTTTTATTATTAATCTCATTAATAATAAATTTTGCTTCTATTTCTTTTTTAGAATTTTTATCAATATCATCTACAATTTTAATTTCCTTGACAGTCAAACTATTATTATCAAAACTTAACCATTTTATAGCATTTCCATCCTTGTAATAACCTAATCTAACGATATGATCATTATTGTATTCAATTCCATAACCATTATAAACATCATCTAGTAATTCACCATAATAAACTATTTTATCATTATTTAATACATAACCGGTTACACTACCAATTAATTTATCATTTTCCCAAGTGCCAACAAATTTTTGTGCTCCAGATTTTAAATACATTGTTCCGTTTCCACTTTTGCATCCATCTACAAAAGTTCCAGTAAAATATTCACCATTTTTATAATATTCTGTTCCATTGCCATTTTTTATACCATTTACAAATTCTCCATTATAAGATGTAATTTTATCATGTTTAAAATATATCATTGTTCCATCTCCATGTGGTTCATTTAATTCATTAACATATCCAGAATAACAATAATTATTTAAATCAAATAGTTTTACATAATTATCATGTAATTGTGATTTAATAACTGTTACATTATCAAGTGTAGTTTTATGTAATTCATATACATTAATAGATCTAATTGTTTCCATATTGTAATTAATATTAAGAATTATTAATAATATATTAATATATATATTATTCAATTTTTTGAAAAAAATTTATTTATTAATATATATATATATGGCATCTAAGTTAGATAAATATATTGGTAAATCTATTTACCATATTAATTCTTATGTACTTGGAATAACGGATGTAGTTATTCCAGATAAATATGTGTCAAAATTAGAACATTATGGAGGTAAACTTTCAACAGATGATATTATTTTAGAATTATATAAATTATTAATTAATATTGACAATAAAAAAATGAATTCAAAAGTTCTAAATAGAGTAATGGATATATTAATTTTATGTTGTGAATATATTCCAGATGAACCATCATTAAAAACATTTATTGCTAATATGTATTTAGATATGTTATTTACACTTATTTTAGTAGGTTGTCCAAAAAAAATTAATAATGATGATCTATTGAAATTAACAGATTTAATTGCCAATAATTATTTAAATTTTGTTGATATGAATTATAATTTTCCATTAGCTCAAAAATTAAGTAAATTCGCCAATCCTCTATTAGTTGTTGTTAAGTTATTAAACAAAACAAATAAATCAAATAAATATGTTCAATTTTTAAAATCACGTATAACACCTGAAGAAAATAAATTATTAAATGAACAATTAGGAGGATTAGATTTATTAAATATTGGATTAAATTACAATGATGAATTTAATAATTTTAATTCAAAACTACTTGATATGGTTGGAAGTGGAGGAGATGGTGATGATAAAAAAAAAGATATTACACCAATTGAAAAAGAAACCATTATTGGTGGAGGTATTCCAACAACACAACCAGACCCACCAAACAAAGGTGCTCCAAAATATTCTACAAAAATAATAAAAGGTTTAAATTTAACCACTAAACCAACAAATAGTCAACGAAATGCACCTGTAATGTATTGGTATCAAGAAGGAACTAATCCACCACAATGGTATAATGAAACTATAGTAACAAACATAATTGATGAAGAAAAAAAAGCAAAAGCAGAAGCAGAAAAACAAAAGAATACGACATCACAACAACAAAATACAACATCACAACAACAAAATACAACATCACAACAACAAAATACAACAGAAATTAAACAAACTGAATCAGTAAATAAATTAATATCTGAGTTATCTCCAACTGAAAAATCATCATTAGTTACTGTTGAAAAATATTTAGTAAATATGTATCCTAAAATGCTTATGAATAATTTAAGTAGTATGCTTAGAATGAAATAAATTAATATTATTAATAATTTAAAAATATTCATTAATATTTTTCATTCATATTATTACTACTAATAATATGTATAAAAAGATATAATTTTATAATTTTTGAAAAACATAATATCTAACTAATCTTGTTAGTTCAAAACTATTTTTATTCATATCATCATCCATATCATAGAATTTTTTAATTTTATTAAAATAACTTCTTGTATTTTCTTTTGCTTCATATGGTGCAACATTATCAAAGAAATATTTCATTATATTAAACTGATTTTCAAATGTATCTGATTCGACTAATTTTACATTACATTTTTTCTTTAATTCTGATTCAAGGAACTCCGGATCAACTAAATATTCTGTTAGATATGTACCTTCTGTCATAGATATCGCCGAAGTATAATCTATTGATAATCCAGTTTTTTTAATGTTATCTCCTGTATACATTTTTTTATATTCAAATAATAATTTTTTCTTTCCATTATCTGTATAATAATGTGTAATTTTATCATCTACAAATGAATTATGAATTAAATTACCGTCGTTAGTTGTAATTATAATATAACCACCTGTATTTAAATATTTATTTACATTATTACAAAAATTTTCAAATGATTGTTCATTTTCAAACAAATAATGAAACATAAATTGACAACTAATTATATCAAATTTTTCATGTCTCTTGTCACTATCAAAACCACCAAAAATATCTTTTATAGTTTGAACATTGATATCTGACACAACACCAATTGCTTTTTCTTGACTATCAGCATTTAATTTGTGTCTTGCATCACCAATAAAAAATGTCGATTTTGGAAATCCTGGAAATTTTCTTTTGAACGTTTGATATCTTGATGTTGTACTGTCAGTTGCTGAAAATATATGATCATATTTTGGATCAAAACCTACAATTCTACCTACACGAGCATGATAATATTTCATTAGATCACCTCCAACACCAATACCCATATCTAAAATACTTAAATTTTTAGTTTTTCCATTCATTAATTCCTTTTTATAACAAATAGTGTAAATTAAATTTGATTTAATAAAATTATGAAAATTTCTCATTGGTTCCGCTAAATCTGTTTGAATTTGATAAAAAATATTTTCAGTTCTTTCTTTGACAATATCTTCTTTGGTAACTCTAGGTCTAATTACATTTTTCATATAATTATCATGTGTTTCATCATTTGCTAACATTTTGATATCATTAAAATCAAATGGTGATAATATAGATCTCCACACCTTATCAGCAATCATTTCATTATTTCCATATTTTCTTTGATATTTTATTACTGATTCTGTTTTATCAAATCTTGTTCTCAATGGAACCCATCTATAAGGATGTTCTTTTGTAGGATCATTATTATAAGAAAATTCAACAACTGTATTATCTTGTAAAATATTTCCTTCTATATCTCGAACTTCACCATCTTCCAAATATAAATATGCTAAATACAAATTATTATCTTTACCAAATAATACAGGTTCTTCAGTTCCTTTTTTAGATGAACCAACATATAAATTACATATTCTATATATTTTATTTCCAATTTTATATTCTACAATGTCTTCTAATGTATCTTTGTTTTTGTCCGCTTTGTCTACATTTATATTATCAATTTGTTCATTTAAATTTTTACCAAATGAATTATCATATACATTTAACATTTGTAATGTGTCTGGATTTTTTTCAAATCTAATGTAAAAATCAATAGAATTCATTTGTGATGGTTTCCATTTATATATTTGATATCTTATTTCTCTCAAATTACGAGTATATTTTTGATTCAATGGTGTAAACATTAGTCCATCCAATACATATGGACATTTTATATTCGTATTATTTGTATAATAATTCCATACCATTTCTGCATATGCATATAATTCTGCTCCATATAAACCCAATGGTATAAAAAATAATTTTCCCATTATCACATTCGGTTCCTTTTCAAGTTTTTTATTCATTTCCTCAAAATAATATTTTACCCGATCTTCATAAAATGAAACAATATCTTTTAAATTACCTGTTTGATCATATTTTAATGTATGTGTATTCACACTAAAACAACTTACTAATACTTCATTCATTTTACTTAATCTTTCTTCTAACTTTGGTTCTTCTCTTACATCAGTTCCACGATATATTAAACAATCAAATGCCAAATATATATATTTATTTTTTTCAGAAATGTATACATATTCACCATCTAAAATTGTTCCATCATATTCTTTAATATCATATGAACTACTATCAATTTCTTTAATATCCAAATTGTTTGATATTAAATATATAGAATTATTACTAATCATCATAAAATATCTTTCACCATCTGCTTTGTCATCAACTGCATATTGTGTTGATAATTCACTTGCAACATGTTGATTTTCTAATGATTGTGATTGCATTGCTGGTAAATCTTTTTTATCAGAATCTGGTTTACCGTACAATAAAGTGTTAAATTTATTTAATACTTCATTTTTTGTATTAACTGTAATAATTTTTGTGCTTTTTTGTGATAATTGATGAATTCGGTAAATTTCAAATAATAACTGATTATATGCATTTTCAGCTATAACTGTTGTCATTTTTTTACATTTTTTTACAATTTCTAATTCTATCTCATAATTCACTTTACTATCTTCTAATTTATGAATTATTATATTTTGTCTTACATTCGTTATATCTATTCTAATTGCAAAATCATTATTTTCATATAAATTATATGATAATCTTTCCTTGAATCTAAATGATATATTGTTCCTTTCCGTTTCAGATAAATTTATTAACTTATTCATTACTTCTTTTTTAACTGGTAACTCCTGAGATAATCTAAAACGTAAATCATGATTATCTACGTCTATCATTTTTAATTTATTTTTTACTTTTTCAATAATATATAAATATTTTTTTTCATCATCAGATGTCTGATTCAGAATATTATTAGTCAATATTGAAAATAAACTATGATTTTTTCTAAACTCTAAATTACTCATCAATCTATTTATTTTATCTTCGCCGTCTATTGTAATTCTATAAATATTGGAATTTTCATTCGTATACCTATATGCTATATCTAATGAAATATTTTTTATTAATTTATCTAATTTTTTTTCATGTGTAGATCTTTCAATTATGTACTTAATTAAATCCATATATTGTGATACTGTAATTTGTTGTGACCGATCAATAGAAACTTCAAATTCATCGTCATCTGACATACTTTCTATAAATCCCAATATATCAGATGTTTTATTGGATTTATAGATATTTTGCATATGTTTTAAAATATCTTTTGATTCTTTAACAGAAGTCATTCTATAAAAATAATAGTGAAAATATATTTAAATCAATTATACTATATAATATTTATTTCAATATTTGTTAATATATATATATTATATGAATAACGAGCAAGAATATGTTATAGTTATTAGTAAAATAATATATTTGTACTATAAAAATATTAAAAAATTTAAAAACAAATATAAAACAATAAAAACTGATTATAGTATACTTTTTAATAATTTTTTAATTTATTTTCAGAAATCAATAAATGAAATATTAAAATTACATAATATTTTACAAATTTCATATGATGAATCATTAATTGTACTTAATTTAATGGTAAACAATCACAATAAAATTAAAAAAATCATTGGCAAAACAAATAAAATATATAATAATTGTCAAAAAAAAATGACTATAAATATGGATGGTGGTTTTTTTTATAATAAATTTGATAGTGTATTTACAAAAATATTAAACGTTATTGACATATTAATTGATTTTATATCTATAGTACCAAAACATATTTTATTTGATAATGATATTATTGCTCCTTTTCAAATATTTTCTGGTTTATCAAATTTAATGAGAGGTAATTTTATTTTAGCATTTTATTCATTTATTACACTCATTCCTGGTATAGGTAATACAGTTGGTGCAGGATCAAAAATAATTTATAGATTAATTAACCATATTTATGATAGAATACATGCAAAAAAACAAATTATAGAATTAAATAATGTTGAAAATATGAAAAATATATATAAATTATCTGATTTTGATCCATTATCAAATTACATAAATGAAAATTTAAATGATTTAGAAAACGATGATTTATTAATTGGTAATAAATAAAATTATTGTTTATAAACATTAATTTAAAAACATACCTACCATAAAAAATAATGATATTTGACTACTTTGTACTATTATTATGGTCATTATATGTATATGGTTTGGGTATTTATACAAAATATCAAAATTATAATATATTTGATATTCACATTTTATTAACAGTAATGTCATTATATGGATTTTTTAGTTCAATGATAACATTATTTATGAATTATGAACATCCTAAACAAACTTTAATGAAAATTATAAATTTAGATCGTTATAGTAAAATCAAATTATTTTGTGCAAGTTTTCCAATTTATAGGATAACTATTATAGCATTTATAGATTTAGATCCAACTGTAGTTACAATATTAAATTCAGTAATTATTATTATAACATTTATAATGTCAGTTTTATTTAATAAAAAAAAAGAAATGTTTACAAAACTAAATATAACATTAGTTTTGATAAATATATTTTGTTGTATGATGCCATTTATATTTAATGATGATTTTAGTATAAAAATAAATAGTAATAAAATAGGAAAAATTGGTATTACAACTACAATTATTTCAATTATAATTGTATCTATTATTAATGTAATAAGTGAAAATTTAAAATTTATGGAAAATATTAATGTAATTCAAAATTATAGTGTATTTACATTATCAACATTTTTATTGTCTGAAGTAGTAATTTACATATTATTAATACCTGTAATGTACTTGTTACAAAATTATATTATTGATCAAGTGATGTATAATAAGTATAATAAACAATTTATATTCGAATTAATAAGTACTGGTTGTATATTTGCTTTATTTTATGGTCCGTTTTATATATTATCAACTAGATCATATATTGTATTAGATGCAATTGATATAGGAATTTTAAGAAACATATCATTAGTTATTACAACAATTATAGGTTGTGTATTAAAAATATCTGATTTTTATTACTTATATATTCCTGCAATACTAATTATTATTGCAACGTCAATTGGTTTACTTTATAATATTAAAAAAATAAATAATGATAAAATTATTCCAAATGATAATAAACAAACAAGTAAAAATGAAAATAATGTATTCTAATTTATTTAATTTTATGCAACCATATTTGCCTTAATAGTTGAATGACTATTATAATTTATAATTTCAAAATCTTCATACTTATAATCATCTATTTTATTATAAGTATTTTTTATCATTAAATTACAAAATTGAAATGGTTGTCTACTAATTTGCTCTAGTGCCTGTGTAATATGTGAATCATACAAATGTACATCACCAAGACTAATAATAATATCTTTTGGTATATATTTTTTTATATTTTGTTTATTGTTCAAATAGTGACAAATTATTTCCAAAAATAATGCAGATGATGCAATATTAAATGGTAATCCCAAAAATACATCTGCACTTCTTTGATACATATTTACAGATACCTCATAAGTATTATCATTTATTTCATTTAAGTAAAATTGGGTGACTATCGAGTGGCATGGATATAAAACTCCTAAATGTACTTGTTCTGGATTAAAAACTGTCATTAACAATCTTCGAGATGTTGGATTATTTTCCATTTCAATAAGTAAATTTGATAATTGATCTATTTTACCATTGAATTTTCTCCATTGATAACCATACATTGGACCCATTTCTCCATCATCGTATGAGTTTAATCCAACAGAATCTAAAAATTCTCTTGATGTATTTCCTTTCCAAATATTTACACCTTTGTCTTCTAATATTTTAGTATCAGTTTCTCCTCGAATAAAAAATAGTAATTCGTGTAATATTCCTTTGAAAAACATTTTTTTGGTTGTTAACAGAGGAAAGCCCTGACTTAAATCAAATCTAATCATATCTCCAAAATAAGAATATGTATAGCCATTTCTAGTCATTCTTTTTGTACCATTTAATGTTTTTTTTAAAATATTTAAATATTGATTTTCAGGATGATCAATATTTTTATTATTTTCTTTGGCGTCATTTAACGATATTTCCAAATGATTGACATCGATTGTAACTATTTTGTGATTAATATTTTTATTATCATCATTTAGGATAGCAATATGATCATTGTCAACAGTATCTACATTTTTTTTGTCAAACTTATTTGCAATTTTTAGATAAGTTTTAAATTCTACATCTACTTTATCACCATTTAATCTATTTTTACGACCATAACAATATACCACTTTAAGCATCCGATAATTATCAATACATTTTGGTTTATAAGTAATACAGTTATCGTCAATAAAATCATCCATTACTTTACAATGACAAATACGTTTAACATAACATTCAAAAAGTTCATAAATTTGTTTGCCTCCAATTAAACACCAATTATATTCTGAGTTATTTTTATTTTCTTCATACATTTTTTTAGCATGTTCATAAGTCATAAAATTAATAAATTCACTATCCACTAGATTTATACTATTTGTAATTACCCAAAATGTTCTATTACCAGATTTTAGCATTAAATCTATTGGTAAAGTTTCAAATGTTTTTCTTCCAACAATTAAAATATTTTTTTTGTCACTTATATTTGTTATCTGAGTAAAAAACTTCATATCTTCACTAATATTATATAATAGTCCAGACTTATTGCCAATAACATTTTTTAAATTACTATTATAAATAAGATTCATTTGTATATATTGTAGACGTAAATACAATAAAATTTAGATATAAAATTTTTCAATTATTTTTAACTTGATAAGTTATAAGCTATAAGCTATAAGCTATTAATAAAAGAAACTGCATTTAATTCGTCTGTAGATAATTTCATATTAGATAAATTATAGTTGTTTTCTACAATTAATATTTTTTTATTGTCTCCAAGATTATATAAATCATCGTGTAATAATTTAAGTTTTTTATCAACTACATTTATATTTGTATCACAATCAACATCATAACATTTATCAATTGCCCATTTTTTAGGATAAATATATGTTATTGTTTTTATGTTAACATTATTATATTTATTTTGATTTATGTTTGATAAATATTTTCTATCTTTCCAATTGTTAACGTCATTTTTTAGCCATATATAATTTAAAATGCTAATAATTAATAGAACCAGTAAAACAATAATAATGAAATCATTAATACCCATATAATATTCAACCATAAAAATCTTTTTAATATATAGTCTATATTTTCTCCAAATAAAATATATTATAATTATATCAATGTTTGGAGAAAATATAAATAATATATTAAAAGATTTTTATAGTAAAAATAAAGATATAATAATTGCAGATTTAATTGCATTTATTACATTACTATATGTCGAAATGATAATGTTACCAAAAATAACTGCTAAATTATTTATAGGAATTAATGATGAAAAAGAATTAAAAAATAATATTTTTAAAGTAATAGGAACATGGGCTTTATATCAAGGTTCATATGCTATTTCTGATACATTACATTCTAAAATAGAACCCAGGTTAACAAAATATTTTACGGATTTAATTGTTAAAAAAATATTTATAAAATATCAGAATACATTTCGAGAAATAAACACTACAATGGTGTTTTCAAAAATTTCATTAATAAGACATAATATAGAATCACTGATAGAAAAAATTTTTTTAATGGTTGTACCTAGAGTGATAGCATGTTATATTGCAATTATTAATTTTTATAAAATTAATAAAAAATTAGGAATATGTACTTTTATTTGCATATCGATTCAATTATTAATTATTTTTGGTGATATTCAAAAATGTGTTAATGCATCATATGATGAAATTGAATCTAGAGAAAATATTATGAATTTTATAGAAGATAAATTTGATAATATACATATAATTAGTTCTACTACTGGAGCGATTAATAAAGAAGTACAAAATTGTATGATAGAGTCAGATGTAATAATGGGGAAAATGACCAAAGTAAATAATTGTACATTAGGTAGACAAAACTATGGATATTTTACAAATACCATAATATTCACAATAATATTATTATATTTATATGAATTATATAAACAAAAAGATATTTCATCTGAAGATTTAGTTACGGTAACATCTATGTTATTTTCATTATTTAATCAAATATGTGAATTGACATATCAATTTCCAGATATAATATCAAAGTTAGGAGTATTAAATAAAAATAAAGAATTTATTGATGATTTATTTTCATATGAAAATAAAAAAGGAAATAACGTAAATATTGTTAGAGCGATAATTGAGTTTAAAAATGTATCATTTTCATATGGTAAAAATAAAATATTTTCAAATTATAATCAATTTTTAGGAAATGAAAATAAAAATAGTATGATAGGAATATATGGAAAATCTGGTTCAGGTAAATCAACATTTATTAAATTAATATGCAATATATTAAGTCCAAATCAAGGGAATATATTATTAGATGGAATTGATATAAATGAAATTTCCTATGATTGCCTACGTAAATACATATTATATAATTCACAAAATACGTCTACTTTATTTAATACAACAATATATCAAAATATTATATATGGAAATGATGATATCAATGGTGATGATTTAATGAAAAAAATCAAAAGTATAATTGATAAATATGGTTTAGATAATGTATTTACGAATATTAATAAAGAAGTATCAATTATGGAAAAAAAAGAAATTGAAAAATATGATTTTTTAAATTATGATGTTGGAAAAAATGCAGAATTATTATCTGGAGGACAAAAACAGATAATACATATAATTAGATCCATTTTAAATACAACTGCAATATTTTTTATTTATGATGAACCAACTAGTGCAGTAGATAGTATAAACAAAAATAAAATAATGAATATGATCAAAGATAAAATAAATGACCAGACAAGCAATAAGTTATCATTAATAATTACACATGATTATACAATAAAAAATTATTTTGATACGATTATTAATATAGGTGTATAATTTATGAAAATAATTGATAATGATAAAATATTTTTATTTTTTTAAAAATATTTTATCTGTATAAAATATTATGACAACTATTACAAATAATTTTAATGATGTTGATAATTTATTAAGAATGGCTTATGATTTTTATTATAACCCTAATAAAACATTATGTTATGATGTAAAACCAGTTAATTTACAAGATATTGAAGACTATACGTCAATAAAAAAAGTTTATAATAAAAATCAAACATACAAGTTTATTAATAGTTTTTTAAATGATAAACTCGTATTTGTAAAAAAAATAATGACTATATTTGGCAATAAATTTATTTTTAAAAAAATAAATGATCCATATTCTGTTAATGTAAGTTTATTTGTTTATGATACCGATGAACAAAATAATTTATCAAGTCCACAAAACATAAATAAAATTTTTATGAAATTATTTTCTGATTTTTTATCTTATGACCAAACAAAACATATTTTATTACAAATTTTAAATATTGATGTTTCATTAGTAGACTTGGAAGATTTTTTTAATAATACTGGTATAAATGAATTAAAAGAATTATTAAACACCCAAAATATTAACAATAAAGTTGTATCTATTGGAATATCTGAGCATTTTTTTAAATTAGTCTATTTAGATGTATTTTTAAATAAAGATATATTAGATTCGTGGGATGATGATTCTTATAAATCATTAATTTTTCAGGTGTTGGTTACATTAGCCATTATTCAAAACAAATATCCTAATTTTAGACATAACAATTTAAATTTGAAAATGATGGAAGGATATGTTAAATCAATTAATAAATCCAAAGATAAATATATGTTTAATGGTATTAATTATGAAATAAAAAATATCGGATTTACTTACAAAATGAGTAATTTTGAATCAGCAACCATTGTAGATGTAATTATTAATGATCAATTAGATGATAATTTAAGAAAAATAGATAAAATGTATGACATAAAAAATTTTTTAAAAAATTTAAAAACACATGTACTTTCCATAAATGTTAAAATACCAGAAAAAACTTTAAAATTTTTGGAAATGAATCATGATCACACATCATTAAATATGATTTTTGAACATGATTATTTTGAAAATACAAAAATAATTAAAGCATCGCGAGGTAAAAACAAAAGTACAAAAATAAATGTTTTAAATAATAAAATAAATATATTTAATAAACAAGATATTATAGAAAATAAAATATCTAATCAAAATTTATCAGAAGACATGGGTAAACAAAGTTTTTTGTTTAAAGGCAATCGTAAAATAAATAATGAAACATCTGAATTAAATGAAAATTCATCTAATGACATTATATCAGGTGTACGAAAAATAATCGATGTTAAAACATCAAATTATAATGATAATGTTGTATCAGGTACTAAAAAAGGAACAACAATAAATAGTAATTTTGAAACAAAACAACATAAATATGATTCAAAAGAAGATTCTTTAGATGTTGATGAAATATTGGGCATTAAATCAAAATCAAATGTTGAAAATTTAAATCCAAACATTAATGGAAATAAACCAATAAAACAAAATAAATTAGCTTCCGTTTTCGGATCAACAAAGGACGAAATCATGAAAGCACAACAATTATATCCATCTGATTTTAATAATGTAAGTAATTTAGTTCCATCCAATATTCAAAGACAAGGTAAAAGAATTTCCAATGATGAATTAGTAATTGATCCAAAAGGTGCTATGGGAATGCAACAAATGAATACACAACCAATAAATATGCAACAATATGATATGCAAATGTCAGGACCATCTACAACACAACCACAAATTGCTAATATGAATATTGCAAATGGAATGTTTCCACCTGATATGCAAATGCCACCAATGAATATGCAAATGCCACCAATGAATATGCAAATGCCACCAATGAATATGCAAATGCCACCAATGAATATGCAAATGCCACCAATGAATATGCAAATGCCATATATGAACATGCAAATGCCACCTACAAATATGGGAATGCAATCTATGAATATGCAAATGCCATCTACAAATATGGGAATGCAATCTATGAATATGCAAATGCCGTCTACAAATATGGGAATGCAGCCTATGACACAAAATATGACACAAAATATGACACAAAATATGACACAAAATCAAAATGATGATTTTTATGCTAATTGGTTAGCTTCAAATGCATATAACGGGCAAATGTATGGTGGAAGTAATAATAATGATCTATCTGAAGATACAGATGCTTTTTTTTTTCGTCAAAAAATAGTGAGTCCCAGAAGATAAAAGAGTTACATGGTGGAGTAAATATAATTCCAAGACAGATACCAATGTTAAAAGACGGAAAAGCTACAAATCCATTTATGTCAAATGATCAATTAGCAGTAAATAAATCATTTGCAACTGAAAAGGCAGTTAGACAAGGGTCATTACCTGGACAACCCTCTAATCAACCTCCTACATTATTTGAGTTTAAAATAAATGATAATGTTATTCAGTATCCGGATCCTAAAAAACAACAATATGGTATGGATCCATCAAAATTATATGAAACACAGGGTATTTATCCAAGTCCATATGTGCCTATTCCAAATCCATTTTATCCAAATGCAATGAATCCTTATTATCCATGGTCATATCAAACTGGTGCAATGCCATTAATAAAAAAATATAATATATCTATATCAAATGAAAATGGTGATTTAACTAAATTACATAATGTTTTTGAAGATGTATTACCTCAAGTTGCTGGAATTGTTCAAAAAACATTAACAACATTATCAGAAAGATCTATTATATATGAATATTTAAGATCAATATTTGTTAGACATAATGATGGTGAAGACATACAATTTAATGATACAACAAATGGAAATATGAACACATATAAACAGGAATTAGTTAATTTATTAAGTCATATTAAAATTATGGATTTTAATCCATATCACTTTAGTCGTATAACAAATAATCCATATAGTACAATTCCTGAAAATTTTGTGATGTTTAGATCATGTTATCCAATTAGATTAAATGGATCAACAAACAGTATACAATGTGCATTAGATAATATTTCATTAAATATTAGAATATATGAAATGAGAGTAATGGATTTATTAGCAGATAAAATTGGTCATTTTTTAGAAAAGAAAGATACAGATTTATGGAGAGAAATCGCATATTATGAATTTATTCGAGAAAACATATTAAAACAAAAAATTAGTCCAAATTTTGTTATGATTTATGCATGGTATTTAACACAAAAATCGGGAGTCGATTTTGTAAAATTAAGAAGACTCAAAAAAGATAAATCTAGTAATGTTAGTGCAATACGTGATAATGATATTATTGCATTAAAAAATATAAAAGATGATATAACTACGAACATCATAGGAACAACTAGTAAAATAATTGAAGAGTCTAAAAAAAATTATGCAACAAGTGTAATTATGCCAGATGGTAATATGTCATTTGATATGTTAATGCAAACATCAGACTTAGACAAAATAAATATTCAATTGCCAACAAACAAGAGTATTGTTATGATAACTGAAGGACCGACACATAATTTATTTGATTGGGGAACTAAATCTTATGTAGTAAATTCAATGCCTATTAAAAAAATGGTTCAAACTGGATTTCATGATCTAAAAGTCTGGCAGAGTGTAATGTTTCAAATTTTATATGCCATGTTTACAATGAAAGTACATAATATTGCATTTAGTGAATTTTCAATTGAAAATAATATTTATGTAAAAGATTTAGTTTCATCTAGAGATGAAAACATAGTAGGATATTGGAAATATAAAGTTAATGGAATAGAGTATTATGTACCAAATTATGGTTATTTAGTAGTAATAGATTCAAAATTTCAGGAAATTAAAAATGGAATAGAAAATGTTGATCTACACAGAATAAAAAATTTAACTCATAAATATAAAATATATGGTTCTATGTTTAATGATAATGATGATGATATTAACAAATTAAATAAACATAATATGTTGAATGTATTTAATGTAAATAATTTTAGTGTTGGATTTAGTCAATATGGTGGAGTAAAACCTCCAAAAGAAATATTATATATGATATCAGAAATTCATAATAAAATAGATAATAATCATTCAATGACAGATATATTTTTGGATACACAAAGACATTTTTTGAATAATCGTTTAGGTCAACTTGTAAAAGATATTGAAAAAGATCAGATTGTCAAAGATAATAATTCTTTTAAACCTGGTGATATAATTGCATGTACATTAGCTGGCGGTGAAGGGTTTAATCCAGATGCATATTCTTGGGGTCTGTATATCAAAAAAAATGTGGATTCTGTAACTCACTCAATATTAACTTTAGACACAAGTACAATGATAGACAATAAAATACCAAAATTAATAAAAATGAATGCTCATGATGGTGATATATGTAGAACATTTGGTTATGTTGAACAAACATATAAAGCAAATCAAAAATTATCAGAAGATGATATATTAGAAACGTATTATTTATCGGATAATTAATACAAATTATTATATTTTTTGTGTATTTTATGAAACAATTATAAATAATAATTGTTTCGTATACTTGAAAATGATATATTTAACTATTTTCCTTCTATGATATCAACCATGGTTACCACCCCGTTAATTTCATCAAAATTATACCTATCGAATTTTTTTTGATAAAATTATAAATATTTGTATTTACATTTCCATATATTTATGACATACATTATTAATTTTCAATTTAGATTTATTTATATCACAATAACATTTTTTACACGTTGGAACATATAAATTATTTCCACCTATTAATACAAGACGATCATCATTATGAATTCTTGCTGTAAAACTAGCCGGGGATGAACAATTACAAATAGCATGTTTAAAAATAATTTTATCAGCTAATGAATATAACATATTCATTTGACCAAAATCTTTCATCCTAAAATCACCATTTAATCCAGATATATATACAATTTTTCCCAAATTTAATAATTTTATAACAGATTCATATAAATCTGGAAAAAACTGTCCCTCGTCTATTAAAACTATTGAAGGAATATTATTAAAATCTATTTCATTTATTGAATTTAATGATATACAATCATATGATATTCCGTCATGTGATGTAATTTTATCACTATTATATCTCACATCAATAATTGGTTTTATTACCAAAAATACTTTTTTATCATTATTTAATTCATTAATTGTTTCAAGTAAAAATTTTGTTTTGCCTGCAAACATTGGACCTACACACAAAACTAATTTAGATTCACCATATTTATTATCATTTTTATCACTATCATTTGCAGAAGATAGTGGATCATATTCTATATCTACTAAATTAATGTCCATATTATTATATATATAATCATCATTTATATTAATAAGTAATGATTATATATTCAATTTTTTGCTATTATCCAAATAAATTGAAATTATCATTTAATAAGATATAAAGATTATATATATTTTACTAATTATAATAATGACTACTTGTAATATACTTAAAATACCATTAAATATTCCCAATGATTTATTAAAGGACAAAGAAAAGAAACAATTAGGAAGTTATTCTACAAATAATATTTCAATAGATACTACAAATTTGTATGAAACTGATATGGTAATAAATTTACCATCTAATGTTCAAGAAATTAAAAATTACATTGATACAAGTATGTTTATAGTTAATGAACTGCCAAAAGATTTATCAATATCAACTATATCTGCAACAGGAAAAATTAATTGTAAAATATTATTGTTACAAATAGATAAATACATGAAATTATCAATTGATAATGTAGTTACTATAAAATATGATGGTAAAATTAGAAGTTTAATTAAAAAACCTATTCAGACTAGAAAAAAGAATAATACTAGAAGTTTTGATAATCAATTAACAATGGAAGTTATAGTTACTGGTGAAAAAAAAATAAATGTTAAAATTTTTAAAAATGGATCATTTCAAATGACTGGTTGTAAATCAATAGTTGATTGCAATATTGTATTAAATAAATTAATTAATAGATTAACTCAAAATATAGCCGTATACAATAAAGAACAAAATAAAATTATTGATATAAATTTTATAGAAGATGTAAATTATGAAAATATATCTATAAGTGGATTTAAAATAGATATGATTAATAGTAATTTTAAAAAAGGTTATAATATTAATAGAGATGCATTATTTGAAATTTTAAAAAACAAAGGAATAAAATGTAGACACGAACCGTTAATTCATGCATGTGTAAATATTAAATATACTATTCCTAATGATCCATCTGACAGAACAGTATCTATATTTGTATTTCAAAGTGGTAATATTATTATAACTGGTGCGAGAAACAAAGATCAAATTATAAAAGCTTATAATTGGATCAATTTAAATTTAGAAGAAAATTATAATTTAATAATTAAAAAAGATATTATGAATATGTTAGACCATAATGATATTGAAGAAATTTTAGAAGAATTAAAATTTATTAATCGTGAAGATATAAATGATATTGAAGAAGATAATATTATTGTATAATAAATTATGATTTACTATAAACAAAATTATCGTATAGTGGAGCATGTTGATTTCCTTTGTATAAAATATTATTAATTAATGGATTACTTTGTATTGTATCTCCCATTATTTCTAAAAACTGTTCATCAAAAATTAATTGATTTTGCTGAACATCTTTTTTATTTATATTGTAATTAAAACTACTTCTTTTGTGATTTCCTAATTTTGATTTATCAGGCATCATTCTATTTTCATATGTTACTGCATTTCTAAGTTCAACATTTAATAATTTTTCATCAGGTGTTTGACTAGTACCTTTCCATGTAGGAGCTCTTTGTTTTGATATTATTTCTCTATTATCAGATTGTTCCATATTATTAACATCTAATCTAGTTCTTACATTTATTGTTTTACTTGGATTACTAATATGATTTTCTAATATTGTTGTTTCTTTTATAGTTGATCTTGCTTCATCTTGTAAATATGTTTTTAATTGTGATGTTGACATTGAACCTATATTACCTACATAATTTTCTAACATTGTTGTTTGTTTAATAGTTGTTCTAGCATCATCTAATAATTGTGATACATTACCACCAATATCTTTACCATTGCTAATATGATTTTCTATTATTGTACTTTGTTTAATTGTTGGTTTAGCTTCATCTTGATTATAAACGGTATTTCCATTATATCCACCATTCGCATATCCAAATTGTTGGAAATCTGTTTCTTGTCTTCCTGTTGCCTTAATTTCATCTTGATTATAAACAGTATTTCCATTATATCCACCATTCGCATATCCAAATTGTTGGAAATCTGTTTCTTGCCTTCCTGTTGCCTTAACTTCATCTTGATTATAAATTGCATTTCCATTATATCCACCATTTGCATATCCATAATGTTCCACATTTGTTTCTTGTCTTCCTGTTGCTTTAACTTCATCCTGATTATAAACTGTATTTCCATTATATCCACCATATGCATATCCAAATTGTTGGAAATCTGTTTCTTGTCTTCCTGTTGCTTTAACTTCATCTTGATTATAAACAGTATTTCCATTATATCCACCATTTGCATATCCAAATTGTTGGAAATCTGTTTCTTGTCTTCCTGTTGCTTTAACTTCATCACCATAATAAGTATTTGTCATTTTTTGTTGTGGATTAGCAAAATTATTAAATTGTTGTTGAGTTGTTTCTTTTATAGTTGTTTTAAGTTCATCACCAAACGAGGTATATGACATTTTTTGTTGTGAATTGGCAAAATTATTAAATTGTTGTTGAGTTGTTTCTTTTATAGTTGATTTAGCCATATCAGTTAATCCAGATGTAGGCATATACATATATGAACCCATATTGTTATTAAATTGTTGTTGAGTTGTTTCTTTTATAGTTGATTTAGCCATATCCGTTAATCCAGATGTAGGCATATACATATATGAACCCATATTATTATTAAATTGTTGTTGAGTTGTTTCTTTTACAGTTGTTTTAGCTATATCAGTTAATCCAGATGTAGGCATATACATATATGAACCCATATTATTATTAAATTGTTGTTGAGTTGTTTCTTTTATAGTAGTTTTAGCCTCATCCATTAAACTAACTGTTGGCATATATTGATGTGAACTATAAAAAGTATTTAATGGTTGTTGAGTAGTTTCTTTTATAGTAGTTTTAGCATCATCACTATAATAAGTATTTGTCATTTTTTGTTGTGGATTAGCAAAATTATTAAATTGTTGTTGGGTTGTTTCCTTTATTGTTGTTTTAGCATTGTCTTGTAAATCAGAATAATATCCTCCAGGTCCTCTAACATAAAAATCTATTTGTTGCATTATTTCTTGTCTTCCTGTACCTTTGGCTTCATTATTGTTGTAATATGAATTTTTTACAGGTCCGGATACAGGTCCTTTATTCATTTCAATTGATGATAATTCTTGTCTTATCGTACCTTTAGCTTCGTCAGGTAATGATGCATAATTACCGATATTAGCATTAGAATTTCCATAATATTGAATAGTTGTTGTTTCACGACCAGTTTCTGGAACCTGAAAATAATCTTTTCCTATAGCATTATATTTTACAGCACCACCTGCAGAAGAAGTTGGTAAATTTTCAAATTGTTGTTTTACAGAATCTTTTACTAAACCACTATTATTTATATTACTATAACCGTTTTTAAAATTAGCTGGTCCAATAATTTCTCTACATTCATTACGAGCAGTTTCTTTCATAATGAAATTTTGTGGTGCTACACTTCCAGTAACTTGTGCACGTCCAACAGTTATTTCATTTGGATCATTTTCTTTAAATTTTTCAGGTCTATATTTATGTACATCACCTTGTTGAAGTATACCATCAAATCTATCACCTAATTTACCTTGAACAGTTGGTAAGGTATGAGATACTTGTTGTTTATTGTCATTTCTTAATTCATCTATACTTTTTGGTAATACACGGGTATTGTCATGAAAAATATTTCTTTTTTGTAATTCACTTTCACCTGGATTTACTTGATTTGATTCAAATGGTTTTGCATCATTTTGTTTTATACCTACACTAGTAATATATCTATCTCTAACCTCATTACTAGTTTCATCAACTTTTGGCATATTGTAATATTCTTTTGGCTGAAAAAATGGTTCTACTTCTTTTTTATGTGGCTTAATTCCAACACCAGTAAATAATCCAAGACTTCTTGAACTATAACTATTTTGATCATCAATTATTTTATCTCTTCTTTTTGTATTTGGTATCATATTTTCAAATGTAAAATTTTCTTTATTTACTACTCCATATGTCATATCTGTATCATTACTATCAAAATTTGACCATTTACTATCCTCAACCGGATCTAATATAGATGTTCTATTATTCTCATTTTTTGCAATAGGTTTTTCTTTATTGTCAAATTTATATAAATTAAACTGATTTTCAAAACTATTTGTTGGAGCAAAATTATTTGAAACAGGTGCTGAAATATTATCATCATATTTTTTGTCTAATAATGTTCTTGAATATGGTGTTATTACATTTTTATTCATGAAATCTAAAGCTCGATTTTTTTGTTTTTCATAAAATACATTTTTAGCCTCTTTCATATTATCATATGTATCGTTATTAAAAACATTATTACTAAATGATCTTTCAGATAAGTAATTCATAATTAAAATACTTAGAGATATTAAATATTTTAATTATCGCCAAATAAAAATATAATATTATATTTTATCATTGCGTTTTAGAAATGTTATTTGCCATTTTACGCATTAATTTATTTTTTTCATCTAATTGTGCACGCATATCCATTCTAGTGGATACACCATTTCTATGATTTGCATCAGTATGTCCTTGAATTCCATTAAATACATTATTAATTGGATCAATAATTGGAAACTCATAACGATTAAAAGCCAATTCTTGAATTTTTTGATTTGAATTTAATCTAGTATAATTTTGATCTAAAAATGTAGAACATGTTGTTGTTTCTCTTTTGTTTAAATTTTTATATTTATCAGATAATTCTAAGTCTCTATTTAAAAATGTTTTTACATCAATATTTCTTGATAAATCTGTGCCTAATCCACGTAACATATTTTCAATATCAATTGTTTGATCATAATTTGTATTTAATTCGGAACTTGCCATTGTTCTTGTATTTCTAGGTCCATTTGCAGAATAACATGGTGTATTAGAATTCTGAGGAGTAGTAAAAACAAAATTATTAATTTTTGTAGATCTTACCCAATCATCATTTGTTCTTTGTTGAGAGTATGTATTTCTAGTATATTCGCCGATCATATCTATAATAATAATATAACATATTTAAAAAAAATATATATTTACATTTTTTTTAAAATTAATTAAGTTTTGTGTGTTTATTATTTATTGTTTATTGTTTAACTGGCATAAATCCATAATTATAATATAATGATTGATCTGGGTAAGCAGATGCATATGGTTTCATATTGGTTGGATTAATTGATCTTTCACATAATAATGGTTGTACAACTGGTTTGTATGGATTTTCTTTACCATCCGCATAATATGGTCTATATTTATCACCATCGAAATCAGACAAAAGTACAGTAGTTCCACGTAATTCATTATCAACACTAATACGATAATCAATATTTTCTAAAGTATTTGTCACTGACCCTTTGTTTGCATCACATACCTCACAAGATACATTTAAAAACTTTCCGTCACATGTACTAACAATATTAGTAGTTGGGTAATTTTCATAAGCATTTAGTAAATAATTGTGCTTTTGATTTATTGATGTAATTTGAACTAATTTTTGTGTTGTTGCATTTGCATCATACATAGGTTGTGTTTGTAAACCAGACATAATATATTTTATATAGAGATTTTAAATTTATATTAATAATTAATTATTTATTGTTAAATTTATATTAATATAAATTTATTGACTGTTAATATTTACTTTTTTTGATGTTCTAGTTGATACACCACTTCTAATATCTTGATCGTAAGGTATATTTGTGTAATCAATTCTAAACCCTGATAATGGTACCATCATTCGATCTTCAAAATCCAAACTTCTAGGATTATTTTGATTATTTGATCTTGTATTTTGTCCTAAATATGTTTTATGATAATTATTTGGATTTCCAAATCCACGACCAGAAACACGATTACCTGGTAACATATAATCTCCAAAATTTAAATCCTTTTTTCTTTGTGAACATGTATCATTATATTGATCAGATAATGATTTAATATCATCTTGTGTCATAATATCTGTTATATTTAAATTTCCAAATTTACCATTTACTTTAATACTATCACCTAGTAAAGATTCATTATGACCTAGTACATTATCCATATTTATGTTTCTATCACTTTGCATACATGAATCAGGTATTCTTATTTTTTTTTCATTATCAGAGCCTATTAATGTTGTTGGAGTTATTTGGCGAGATAATAACATATTATTTACATCTACATTTTTTTTACTATTGTATACTCCACGATCAACACTTTGTAAATCATTTATAGTATTTGGATCAAATTGTTTAGTTTCTACATTGATCATTTTAGTAAAATTATCATAACTTCTTATTTTTTGTTCTGTTCTATTTTCCATATATAATAGTATAATAAATAAATATTTTATATGAATTATTAAATAATGTATTTAATAATTCATATAAAATATTTTCCATTTATTACAAATGGTACAACTATATATGCCAACAATACGTCTACAGTATAATGATTATGTGACAAAATTATTAATAATCCTTGTATAATTGATATAAATAAACATGTCTGAACATTTATTATGCTATTTTTTTTTAAAAAATATAAAAATAATAAACACATTGCCATATGAAGTGAAAATATTAAATCATGACATCCACCTAAAAATATTAAATTAAATTTATTTTTAATGTTTTTAATGCAATTTTGTGATGCATCTGGTAAAATAGTTACAGATGATAACACAATTTTTATTATAATTAATATGATAACGTATTCAATAAATAACTTTGTATCATTTTTATCTAATTTATTTTGTAAATAGTTATAAAATAAATACATTGCTATTATTAATGCAAATATATCACTTAAAATACTAAGTTTTTTTATGTTAATATTATCATAATGCAATATATCATGTAATTTAGTGTTATTAATTTTTTTTCCCATTTCAAATAAATACAACTTACATATTGGATTAATTATAAACATTAATATAAATAAAATAATTAAATGGTTATTCATTATTATATTTCACTTTTATTTTTTTTACAAAAAATTTGAATATATAATTTTATGCTTTAAAATTATTATAAATATTAAATTATAATATCATAACCAATGAATAATGATAAAATAGATATTTTAATTAAAATAAGACAATTGGAAACAATGGGATATTTTTTTAATAAAAACTATACTATAGATAATTCATTATTCGAATTACAATATGCATATGAAATAAAAATGAATCAAGTAAAAAAATATTATTTAAATGATAAAATTAAAAATTTAAAATTTTTAATTTCCATGATTAATGATAAAATTAATAATTGTTTTTATGTAAAATTAATTGTTCAAGATCTAAATTCCAATAAAGAACTATTGGAAAATATAAAAGATATTGATAATGAATTGTATAATAAATTAATTCAAATTAAAAAATAATGGTTTTTGATTTATATATATTAAAATTTATATTATTTATTAGCTTTATCATTATTATCATCATCATCAAAAGCATTATTAAATTTTACATTATCATTTGAAATTTTATACATTAATTCATCAATATCAAATGGTTCAAAATTATATATATCACATGAATCATATGGTATTATTATATTGCTATAAATTTGTTGATAAATATTTTTAATAGCTGTATTAAATGAATTATTCATTATTTTTCTAGAATGTGGAATACCAATGTCATAATTAATTAATATTTTTAAATGATAATTAATAGGTCTTTTTGTGTAAATACAATGCATAATTTGTATTTTATTATATAAAATGTAGTGATCATTATTTAATTTTTTAATGTGTTCAATATAATCCATAAAATTTTCATATTTATTTTGATTAAAATGAACATTATTATAAGTCCATTGATTAGTATTTGAAGTTAACAAAAACTTACTATGAAATCTATCAATTTTATTTCGATTTTTTTTAATGATGTCATTAAATATTAACTTAAAATCATAAATTTTAAAATAATTAACATTATTCATTATTGTGTTAAGAATGTGTTCACATTTTGGAATTTTATAATCAAATAATAAGTTTTTAAAAATATCTATTTGTACACTTATTTTTTTTGCTAAAAATGAGTTTAAAAATAATTGCAAATCAATATTTTTTTCAATGTGTTCATATAAATGATAATATATAATTATATCATCAATTGTTTTTATTAAATTATCATTAACTGAATCTAAATTATTTCTAATGTATGTTAAAAATAAAAAATAGTTATTGATTTTAGAATACAAACTTACATGATTTTCAGACATTAGTATTTTTTTTAATGTTTCGATATTTGATGATGACTCTTGACATAATGAATCAATAAAAAGTTTACAATTATTTGATGATAATTTACGCCAATATATTTGTAAATTATTAAAACTTGTTACATTGTAAATTGAATTGGTAATTAAATATTGATAATAATTTTTAACAAAATGATTATAATGTAATTCTTCTTGTATTTTATTATATCCTACAATATATTTTGTAATGTCAAAATTAATATTATATTTTGTAGGAATTCCTATCATTTTTTGTACAAATTTTTTTAAAGTATTTGATGTATTTTTATGATAATATGATCTACCATATGCATTAAATAACATAATATCTTCATTAGCAAATTTTGTATTTACTTTTTCAATTAAATTAATTAAATAAGTGTCTTCGTCTGAATCTTCAATTTCATCTGTTGGTTTTTTTATATTTTTTTGTTTTTTAACAGTATTATTATCACATTTTGATAATAATATTGCTATGTAATAAAGTTTTCCAGTTTCTTCAGACAATTTATTAATATACAATTTTAATTTATTATATTCTGTAACTTCATAACTTGTTGTAAATGCCTTGTTTACATCTGAAACCCATATGATTAAATTAGCATTTGTAATATGATTATATGTTAAATCATTAAATTTAGTATCTTTTTCATCTGAATCACATATTCCTGGCAAATCAATAACTCTAAATTCATTATTATTATCATCTATAATAATATCATCTAATTGATTATAATCAATAGTAGTTCTATATATACCAGATTCTAATATTCGTTTACCTATTAATGAATTTATAATAGATGATTTACCAGAAGATGGTAAACCTGTAAATATAACATAAAAAGATGTCATTATTTTTATGTTGTTTACTATAAATGTATAAATTTAATAAAATTTATATTCAATTTTTATGATGTTAAAATAAACAATATAAAAATTATAGTTGTATATGTGGTTTTTATGTATTTGTTAAATCACATAATTAATATAAAAAAATTGTTTTAAATTTATTAACTTATTTTTCAATTTTAATAGGCATTAATAAACTTTTTAATATTGAATTAGAATGTATAATCGTTTCTTGTTTTACTATTTTATTTATTGTTTTTTGACTTTTGTATTTTGCTGAAACGGATCCTATTGATCTTTTTAGTTTTTTTGCAATATATTGATAACTATAACCAATATTTTTAAAATTCATTAATTTATTAACATCTTTAGATGTCCAATGTAAACCATTTTTTGTTCTGATTTTATAAAATTTTGCCGAAACAGATGCATATGAACGTTTATGTTTTTTAGCATAACATTTAAGACGATATGAAATATTTGATTCTTTAATGAGTTTATTAATTTCATTATTTGACCAAAAATGAGACATAACTTTAATTAAATAAAAATACAATAATATAAATGCTAACAATTTAATTTTCAATTTTTTAAGATAATTAGATTAATAATAAAAGTAATTTTTCATTTCATTTTGACCATTTATAGATTTTGGTTCAGGATAACTTGGATAAAATACATTATTTATTTCATCAAATATATTTAAATTTCCAAAACATTTTGTTTCAATATTATGGTCAAAAATATATTTTTTTATTAACTTGGTGTAAATTGTAAATTTATCTTTCCATTGGTTCACATGAAGACTAGTAAATTGGTGTCCATATGCTACAAATATAACATCAAATATTGTATTATGTAATACAATATTTATGTAATCTAAATTAATTTTTTCATCATTATCATCATTATTATAAAACTGCCAATTTAAAATATTTTCATCTATTTTAGAATACATATTAAAAAAAGAAATTTTATTTATAAATTGTTCTCCATAAAAATTAATAATATTATTATTAACAAAATTATATTCTGAATTAGATATATTATCAAATAAACTTGGATTTAACATAAAAATTGCTATTTTTTTTAATTCATTATTTTCATTTATTGTAATTGTTTTTTCATATCTATGTGTTTTTGCCTCATTATATATACTACTTACGTTTTTATTTTCATTAACAAATTTTAAATTATTAATGAAAATAAAATCATCATATGAATAATTTACGTTATCTATAGAATCATCTGATACATCTGAATCAGTTTCATATAATATGTCACTTATAGAACAACATGTTGATGTTTCAAAAAATTCCATTTTATATATAATAAATAAATAAATAATATTAAATGAATGCACATAAATTTCAATTTTTAAACATAGTTATAGCCTAAATTATTTATTTTGGTTACTTTATTTTTGATGTCATCATAAATGTTTTGAATTTTTTTACTTATATCCTTTATTGTTTTTGTAATGTCAGATTCACATTCATATTGAATTTCTACTTGATTAACATTTGGATGACCAACACTATAACCTGCAAATCGAATACTTTTATGATCCTGTAAATATCTTGACAATAAATTACCAATTGTATGTTGTTCACCTTCAATTATAATTGTACCAGATCTTAAATGTTCTGTAGTTAAATCATCATCAGATATTGCATTTACATTATTTTTTGTACCATATTTGTTAATATTCTCAATAAATGTTTGTTCTGCACTAATTACTTTATCTTTTATAATTTGACATGCTCTAATAATAATATCTTTTTCAGATATTTGTCTTCTTGAAAAAACAGTAAAATCAAAATTAGAATCATTATTTTCTTTATAATAACATTTAGTACATGTACTAAATGTTGCATTATAAATAGCATTATTTAAACTACTTATCATAGTACAACTAAATTCTTGACCAGGTTGTAATTGGATAATTAACAAAGGAACTGCATAAATATGAGATATTTGTTCTTTGGCAAAATAAAATTTTACTCCGGGTGTATTAGTCATAACATTCATAATGTCATTATCAGATGTATTTTTAATATTTACAACAATTGTTAAATTATCAGTAATATCTATCTTATCTTCATCTTGAGTAATATCTATTTCTGCTGAACCTAAATTTGCTTTATATTCTAATTCTTTTGCTTTATCCAATGATGTTTCAGGATTAATTACTTGATCATATGATAATTTTTTTAGATCCCGATATTTTTTATTTAATTCTTTTGATAAATATACTGGAAAATTACTTAATCTTAATCTCATCATATCATTATTAAATATACTTGTATTTTTGTTAATATTAATATTATTTTGATCAAAACCATACACTGGAATTAATGTTAATATAACTCTTCTCAATGTATTTATAATTACATGATTAATATCCTTTCCAGATATATTAATAGTACATTCAGACGTTTCATAACCATTTTTTTCATCCTCCGAATTAACTAGCTTAATGTCTATTTCTTTTTTAAGATCATCCAAAGATACTTTTACAGTATTAGAGTTTAAATCAGCCATGTCTAATTGATATATAATATTTATTAATATTTAAATTATTTATAAATGTAATAATTTCAATATTTTACATAATATCATATATTTCTTCTACCTATATAAAAAGCTTGTGAAAAACCAGCATCCAACTCAGACATAATAGAATTAATAGATTTTTCAGAATCCATTTCATTTGTCAATGATCTTTTTGGAACTAATTCAACTAAATTACTCATTGATTGAATCGAATAATTTATTTCATTTTCAACGTTTTCATCTATATTTTCAATAAAAACATCATTTGATTTTTTGGATTTTGAATCTATTTTTAATTCTGAATCTAATTCAGAATCAGTTTCATCAATTATTACATCATCTAAATCATTAGTAAATTGACTATTTTTAATGCCAGAATTAATAGCTTTTATATCAGATAATGATAATTTAGTTGGATCAGATACATTTGAAAATGTAACATTTTTAGTAGAACCATTAATTTTTCCATTAGATTTATAATCTTCATATTTTTCTCCATATACTTTTTTCATAATATTATCCATTATTGTATCAAAAATAAGACCATAAATTTCATTTATTTTTGTTTCATAATTTGAACTCAAGACAATAGATTTATTAATTTTATTTCCTTTCCAACTTTTTGACAAATAACTTAAATGTTCATCAATTTGCATTCTTGGAATTTGTTTATTTTTTGCTAATTCAATTATTAAACTAGTAATCAATGTAGCATCTGCTGAAATATTAATATGAATATCTGGATAAAAATCTATTTTTTCCGGAGGAAATGTGTATGAAACGACAATATAACCAGATGATTTTCTATTAGATTTATTTTCATATAATTTTTGTTTCATTATTTCATTTGCAATTGGAAAATTAATTACATCTGCAGATGTAATTAACGTGTTTAATGGAATTAATTGATTTATATAAATAATTTCAAAATTTAAATTGTTAGAAAGAGCTTTTACAACGTAATCTAAAATATTCCACCATAAATATCCGCTAATAAAAATTATATATTTATTTTTATCAGATAAAATTGCTTCAACAATATTCATATATATAATTAATAAAAAATAAATATTGATTAAATAATTTTAATAAAAATAAGGTTTAGTTAAAATAAAAATTTAATTGTGATATTATTATTAAATAACAATGGAAACTACTGTAACAAAAAATTTATTGTTTTATTCAGAAAAATGTCTATATTGTAAGTTATTTATTAAAAAATTAAATGATGAACAACTATTACCTGAATTCAGATTAATTGATGTTCATGAATTGAAAACTATACCTCCTGCAATAACAGATGTTCCAACAATAATAGTTAAAAATATAAATATTCCAATGTGTGGTATAAGTGCGTTTAATTGGTTAGAAAATTCAAAATATTTTTATCAAAAAACCAATAATGTAAATGTGAAAGTTAGACATATAGACATTAAAGAAGATATAAGTATGGCAAATGAACATGAAAAAAAGAAAAAATCAGATGATTTTGCAAATATATTAGATGAAGATGATGATAAAAGAACAAAAAATAAATATATTTCTCCAAATCAAAATGTAAGTATAACTAATTCAAATGATATAACTCAACAGGTTAGAGATCAAAAAATAAATCCAAATGTGCAAACAAGACAATTAAATGAATTAGTTAATGTAAGAAAAATGCAAATGCTTCAATTTATGAAAGCAAAAGGAAAAGAAAACTCAACAAATATCTCTAACTATTAATATATTTGTATTTAAATTGTCAATAAAATTTATTTATTGTTAACAAAATGGCTTAAATAATAATCAGATAATATTCATATTATATAATACAATGGAAATTGAGCAAACACAAAATGATATGGTATATGTTCATAATCAATTATTAAGTGAATTTAATAAAATGTATTCTAAAAATGTTCATGTAACCAATGATGAAGTTAAATCATTGGTTTTTAAATTTTGTTCACAAATAAATAGTGATAATAAATATTTTAATTCATTAATCAAAAGAGAAGCAAAAGTGTTTAAGGCGATGAATTGTACATTAATTCCAAAAATTAAAATGGAAGTAGTGTTAAATGATAAAGAAACAGATGATAAAAAAAAGATGGTAAATGAATTATGGAATAATATTTTTATGTTATATCTATTGGGAGAAGCAGAAAATAAAGATCCACATAAATTACACATGACAAAAATTGCAATGGCATTAGATGTTGCAAACGGAAAATTAAATTTAGATTCTTTAGAATCTAATAGTATACCATCATTTTTATCATCGTTAGAAGCATCTGGTAATGAAGATTTAAATAAATTAATTGGAAATTTAAAAGATTTAAATGTCAATGAGTTAGAAACGATGGCTGAATCAATTGGTATATCAAACGATCAGATAAACAGTATTAAAAACAGCGTAATGAGTGGCATTAATTTAGATGATGATACAGTTAAAAAATTAATGGCTGATTTTGTTAAACCTCCGACAGAAAATAGTTCAAAATTTGTAAAAAACATTTTATCGGATATTAAAACGAAATTCAAATTATCGGAAGAAAATGGGGAAGTTGATTCAAAAGAGTTTGTAGATAAATTATTTGATGTTGGAAATGTAATAGGTGATTCATATAGTAAGAAATTAGGAAATGGTGAACTAGATGTAAGTGATATTATTAGTGCATTAACAAGTATGGCAACTAATCCGGATATGAGTACTATAAATGAATTTACAGATACATTAAAATTAAACAAAGTTAATATGAAGGAGGTTGTGTCAGAATTAAAGAATAGAATGAATGGTAAAATTCCACCAGAATTAATGGCAATAGTTGATAGTATAGATCCATCAAATATAAATAATTTAAATATAGGTGATTTAATAGGAGGTATGATGAGTGGTCAAGAGAAAACAATTGATGTTTTAACGGAGCAACAGAAAAAAGAATTAGAAGATTTTTATGGAAATATTACAATTTAAAATGGATATATTTATTTTGTTTTATTATTTTAATAGATAATTATTAAAATAATGAATAATGCATTATTTTCAACAAATTCGAAATTTCATAGTATAGATGATCAAAATGTAAAAATATTTGTTAATAATATTACAGGACAATATTTATATGAAAGTATGACAATATTAGTTTTATTATTTTTAATAAATATAAAATTTGGATTATTTTCATCAGTTATTTTTGCAATATTATATTTATTAAATTATAATGAAAATAAATATAATGAAGAACAAAAAAATAAAATAAAAAAAGAATTATTAGAAGATCCATTAAAATATACGGAATATAAAGGTTGTCGCCCCGCAACTATGGATAATCCCAATGCAAATTTTTTAATTGGTAGTGATCCAACGATAAGTGCATGTACTGATAAACATAATGAAGACAATAAAAATAATTTTATAATGTTTAATGTATATGAAAATGCAAATGATATCGGTATAGGATACAGTAATAAGGCATCACGAGATTTTTATACAAATACAATTACAATGCATCCTGTAAATACAGTTGAATTTGCAAATTGGCTATATAATAGTAATCAGAAATTAACTTGCAAAGGTGATAATAATTGTTTATTATTTGATGATATAAGATATCATAGTAGATAAAAAATTGAACATTATATTTGTTGATTTACAACCAATTAATATTTATCTTTATAAATATTAATGGCAGATAAAATGGATATTACAATTGTTTCTTCAAATGATCATTTAATTGATTATTTTGAAAATATTATTAAATGTTCATTAAATAATGATATTCCAATAGATTATTTAAATAAATATCCAAATGTTCAAATAAGTATTAATAAAAGTTTATTTGAATCATCTTTTGATATTAAAAAATTAAATAGTAACTTAATTGTTTATTTAATAGATGAATTCGATGTTTTAAATGCAACTGATAAATATTATCATTTATTGGAATTTATAAATGATTTTAATCAAAACAAAAATGTCTCTGATGATAATTTATTAGTTAATATGTTTGTTATTATTAATATGACTGAAAAATGTCATGAAAATATTGATAAAATTAAACAAAACTGTCAATATGTGCATTTAATGCCAATACAAAATACATATATTTATAGATACATGTATTGGTATACAAAAAATAATTTAAAAAATAATCTAAATTATGATATCGATTTACATGATGTTAATAATGAAATTAAAATGTTAGTTGGAAATGTTTGTTTCAAAAATAAAATAAGTAATTTGGATTTAGATGATAAAATAAAATTATTATTTGATGAATATGATCTTGAAAATATATATATCCAACAGATGGAAGAAAATGAATATAGTTTACTAACAAAAAACATAGAAGATTATGTAGATATGTCATATCATAATATAGTATTAAATGGATTAAGGAAAACTTTTGAGAACATAAAGAATAACAATATATCATTAAATGAAAAAAATATTTTAATCCAAAATCTGGTAGAAATAATTGACGAAAATAAATATATTTATGATGAATTTATTGATTATTTAACAAATAATTATGTAGATAAATTAAAAAATAATATTGAATTAAATAGTTTAACTTATGATGATATAAATAGTATTAATTTAGTTAATGAAAAAATAATAGATAAATGGAATGTAAATATTTTTGAAAATTCAGACATATTAATCAATATAAATTCAACCAAAACATTTATGATTATAGAAAAATTTAAAACAACATTTGATTTTAAATTAATAGATGAATTAAAAAAAACAAATGACGATACATTAATTAATTTAAGTATAATTAATGAATCAATTTTATATAATATTTCATCATGGTCATTTGAAAATTATTTAAATTATACAGAATTAATTGTAAAATATTTTTATAATATTGATTATTTGGCACATTGTGTCAAATATGTTAAACATTTTATAAATCAAAATATATTAAATGATTATATGGCACTAAAAGACAATAGACAATGTAATTATATTGAATTTATAATTAATTCATATGACTACAAATTAAAAAATAAATTAGAATCATATACAGAATATTCTGATGATGTTGATAAAATAATACAATTTAATATACATATTAATAAATTATTTCAATATGTAATTAAAAAAAATAACAAAACAGAAGAAACTAAATTAGAATGTAATAAATTAGAATGTAATAAATTAGAATGTAATAAATTAGAATGTAATAAATTAGATGAAACAAAAATAACTATAAAAACAACTACTAAATCAACAACAAAAAAACTAGCTAAACAATTAGACATTAATAACAGCGTTTAAGAAATTTTTATTTTCATTTAATAAATCCATTTGTTTAAAACATTTAATGTGTGGATCATTATTTGACATAACATATAATAGTGAATACGAATTAAAATAAGGTTCATACGGTTCTAAATAACTGTATATTAATGGTTTTTTATTCATCATTTCTAGTTCCGGATATGTTGATTCAAGATCATTTTTTTGTGATACAATATAACCATCATTTTTATTTCTATCGACATAAAAATGTGCGTTCCATTCGTCTAAATATTTATTTGTTTCACCGTTTCTAAACAAATAATTTTTATTATATATTCCAATATTTGGTTTTGTTTCATTTTCTTTTCGGTTAATTACCTTATCAATGTAATATTTGTAAAATATTTTTAATTTATTTAAATTTTCATCAAATTTAGTTTTATCATCAATTAATCTTCCATTAAAATTATTACTAGATAAGGTATGTTTCATTACATGTTCTCTAAAATATTTATCACAACCTCTTAATTTTTTGAGTATTAAAAAGATTTCAACATAAAACATGTATTTAATGGAATTTTTATAGTATGCAATCCATAAAGATTTGACACCGCGTATTAGTTTATTTATTTCTGCTCCATTATCGACTGTTATTGAGTTTAAATTTTTATTTTGATATCCACCATCGTTATTTAGTTTTGAATATTTCAAAGGCGTTAAATCTTTATTAATTTTACTAGAATAATTGTCATACATATCTTTGAATTTTAAATGTTCATCTGTAGTAGGATTGTTATATTCATTTGTGTTTAACGTATCTTCATCATAAATATAATCATATTCCTTATACGTAATTAATGTTTTACCATCTGATTTTGTAAAAGTTTTAGATAAACCTGGTTTTTTATTGATACTGTCTAATATATCTGGTAAATAATTGGTTCCATTATCTTCATTATTAATTGCATTTATACTTATTCCGTTAGTACCAAGCTTAACGCCACTAGTAGCACTAAAAAAAGTATTCAAAAAATAAGATAATATAGTATGGGGATTTTGAATTTCCATACTTTGTGTATTGTAATTTCTATCATCAAAAGTTTCATTAATTGTATTAATAAAACTTAAATCTTTATCAATCATATGTGAAATTGTATATGGCGCAGTTCCAGTAGTTTTACTATCTGCTTGTTCTGGTTCATCTATGTTGATACTTTCACAATCTGGATCAGAACTACTGGTACACATATCAACCGGCAACAATTTATTCTTTTTAATATTCATCGCAAAATTATGTTGTTGATCTTTTAATTTATTTATTTTTCTGTCAACTGTTTTTGGTTTTGTTTTATTATAAAGATATGTAATTAAACTACCAACATTTTCATTAATCATATATCCTTCATATGGTGATAATGCTTTACAAATTTTTTCATCACTATTTTTAATTTCTTCAAATACATAATCAACTAAATAATCTAATGGATTTTTTTGATATAATCTTATTCCATCTAATATATAATTAATATTATTTCTATAAATATCAGAACCTTTTGATTTATCTGTTTGTTTAACAATCGAATCTAATAATGTAACATAATCTTGTTGGTAATTTGTACTATAATTAATTATTTTTGTATTTAACAATTCAATACCTGTATCATCATCTCCTCTTTCATTATAACCGACCCAATTTAAACCCAATAAATATTCATTTTTTAAATCAGTTTCATCATATGGAATAATATCATACTTATCATTTGATTTTAATGTCATTTTAGACATTAATTTAAATATCGGATTCATATATACTGTTGATTTAATTAGTTTTTGTAGTAATTCATTGTATTCATAAACAGATGGATCCGTATTAGTGTCTTTAATGTCATTTTTTTCTTGATAAGAAAATGATAAATTATTTTGAAAATAATTTTGTTGCTCATTAACTGTTTTTGTAGTATCAATTGAAAAAGTTGGCTGATGTGTCGTATTTGAATTATTTACAAAATTATATTCTGGTTTTTCAACAAATGATGTTTTAATATCCTCTTGACCCGGTAAATCAACAATTAATAATGTAACATAATATCTCCAAACTGATATTTGACGCCCATATTCATCTTCTGTTGTAACCAATTGTGGTTCTTTTAATTTTATAACAAATTCGTAAAATATAATTGATCGTGAACTTTCTGGATTATTAGACGTTTCTTTTATTCTTCTAATATAATTTTTATAATTTGTTGGTATCGTTTCACCATTATTAAAAAGTACATTATTTTCTATTTTATCAATACGATTTTTATCTATTTTTTTAATTAATTCACCAAAATTATCTATTTGTTGTTTTGGTATTTTAACATATGTTGATTTATTCTTGTCAGTACCAGTTGTATTTATATTTTTATTTTTAATCTCGCCAAATGAAACTGTTTTATATCCTTTTACATTAGTTCCTGGATCTAATTTATGGTTATAATTCTGACCATTATCCTTAAGTCCAACATTTAATTGTTGTTCTGTAATTATATTATTTTCATATATACTGTATATTTTAGGTTGAACATGTGCTTTATCTGTTTTATTGCTATATTTTAAATATTCAATACGATTACAACTACTATCTCCAAAATATGTAGCTTCATCTAATGGACAATTTATTTTATCCGGTTCAAACTCATAATCATATTTTACTCCACCTAATGATTCACCACTGTAAAATTCTGTTCCGCCAACATCTTTTTCTGTTTTATACAGTCCTCTACCAGCATCCGGAAAAAACCAATTAACATTATTCAAATATAGTTTTTTCAAATTAGGATCATCAAATATGTGTTGTTTTTCTATTTCTAATACATCTCCATTTGGTTTAAAATTATGGTGAATTAATAATTCAACTCTTTTTGCATCATAATCATTGCCCAATTTATCATACCAATAATTTGCATACGGTAATCCTATTCCATACATTTCATAACATCTAAAATATACTTCATCACCATCTTTATCAATTTCGTCTAGGGTGGTTTGTAATATTCCTCTGCCACCTGCAGTTTTATCACCAAATACTGTATACGTTTTACCTGTACCTGAATAACCAAATGTTAATAACATAAATCCATTACCCAATGATAATTTACTTGGTATTGACATAAACATCGCAATAGATTCGTTATCGGGAGTTTTTTCCGATGAGAAAACATGATTGAATTCAGTTTCAACACTTTTTCCAAATTTATCCGTAATCTGTAAATAATCATCTTCATTCACATATCTGTCTAACAATCTTTTACATTTTTCTGTATCAGATACAACTAATTTTTTATCATCTGCACTCGCAGTAAATATTAATTCTGATTCATCACGATGATATTTAGTTTGTTCGAAAAATAATGTGTTAAAATATTTTTTAAGTAGATAATGATAACGTCTTGGATATGTATCGGTACCATTGTAATTAACACCATCGTTGGCACGATCATACGTGTTATAAATATGTGTGGCTACATTTCCAAGCAAACCGGCAGTATTTCTATCAACTAATTGAAACGAATCTATTTTTAATCCGTCTAATTTATTTCTATATCTCACAAATGGAGCTGAATTATTATCATACTTCTCAGTTAATAAAAAATCACCATCAACAGGTTTTGACGGAACAAATCCCAATAATAATGGAACATAAATCTTTTTATTGTTAAACATATCAACGTAAAAATTTAAACAAATATTATTATCATTAAACGTAACATTTACCGTCTCCGTAATAGTTACAATTGATTTATCTGTTTTTTTCCCAATTGTTAAATCATAATGTAAATTTTTATTGTGTAACTCAGTTTTTAATGTTGTAATTGCATCATGTAATTGTTTTAAACCTAAATCGTCTATTGATTTATTTGTCATGAGTTTTAACAAAGGTAAAAATACAATTTTTGCAATATTTGGACGTTCTAAATCAGCATTATCTTTTAGAAATTCAAACTTATCAGGATTTAATCCAGCTACATTTGCCGGTTCAAACTGCAATATATATTTTACACCCAAATCGAGAGATTCTAACGTATAATTATCTTCATCAACTGATGGTACTTTTCTATTGACCAAAAAGAATCTCTTTTTTTCACGTTCCATATATAAATCATTTAAGGTTGAATCTTTTTTATTAAATTCATATAATACATCATCTTTCATTACATTTTCGTCATATTGATTTCCAAAATAATCTCGTGCTTTACCATCATCTGCAAATAAATCCTTACCGTTACTATCCATTTTAACGTAATAAGGTTGATGGTCGGCTTGTTTTGGAACTACACTAACGTCTCTTTGAGTTGCTTTGTTAAATTCAATATTACTATATTGTGTACCACCTTTTTGCCATACTTGCCATAAATTTTTTGGTACAAAATCAACGCTATTCAATATTAAATCATGAATTTTTAATAATTTTTTATCAACTTCATCATTATTGTCTTTTCCTTTGGTACCGTTAATGTCTTTTGCTAAATCAACATATTTATCATCCGTAATTTCACCCAAATAATGAATGTTATTTTTATTTAATAATTCGATGTTGTGCATGAATGCTCCTTTAGTCCCAGTGCCTGGATCAGATATTGCAGAATTACTATAATAAGTACCATATTGACGTCCAACTAATAATTTTTGTCTTGGAAAATCATTGATACGGAGATAAACTGAAACATTACTAGAAGATTTTGTTAAACCAATTTTTGAATAAAAATCATCTAATAAATATTTATATATATTTAATAAAGACAAATATTCTTTTGTTTTACCAGTGCATCCGGCTATTTCAATAAATGTATTATTGGTATAAAATATATTTAAATTTTTCATCTCATAAAATTTATCTAAAAATATTTTTAGTTTTTTAATAATTTTATAATGATAATGATAAAAAAATAAATATTTTGAATCTGATCCTGTTAATTTTTCTTCACCGTTTTTATCATAATCTATTTTTCTAAATATCGTATCAATAATGGATTTATAAAAATCTATAACACCAAAACTCATATATTTGTATTTTTTTTTGGTATTTGCATTTAATGCTAAATTAGCCATAACATAAGAAAAATAATGTTCTCTACTTTCATTTAAATTAAAAATTTCAATAGTTTCTACCAAATCATTAACATTGCTATCCATTTCATTTATTAATCCTGCAACTTTTCTTATTCTTTCACTGGTTTCCTTTCTATTTGTATTCATCGCAGAAAATTCAATAGTCTTTACTAATTCATTGTCTATTTTTGTTAACATGTCAGAAATAATATTAGCATTTACATCTTCTTTTCCTCCGCCTCCAAATGCGGGACCGCCTCCAGATGCGGTATACATTGATGTTGGATTTATTTTAATATTTTTTATTAGTTCATTAAATGTATTAACATCTTGTACAGTTGTAAAAATATTACTTGCTAGTCCTGGAACTTTTTTATTGGCTTCATCTGCTCTTTTTTTGATTTGATCAACAATTTTGGAAACTGAATCTGGAATTTGTTGAAATTGAATTTTAATTGCATCTGGATTAATATAATATTCTTTTTTTCCTGGATATAATTTATCTAAATATTTAAAACTAACAATTTTAAAATCTAATGGATATAATACATAGTCTTCTTCTGATTTTAATTGTTCAGATGCCTGTTTAACAGTTTCATTTATTATTTTAATTTTGCCTATAACAGCAATTAAATTATTTTTATGAATATTTAAATTTTTATTAATTTCATCATATACAATTTTATTTTCACCTGATTTACTTATTTCTTTTACAACATTATTTAAATACATTGTTGAAAATAATGCATGAGACTTAAAAAAATCTACTATGTTTTTTACATCATTACCACTATGTAATTTAACATTTGTTAAATTTCCTAAATGGGAATATAAATTAGAAATAGTTTGTTGTTCTGTTAATTTATGAATGTCATCAGATGTCATTTTTTGCATATTTCTAGTTATATTTAATATATTGGCACCAATTGGACCAGCAAATAATGTTCCATTTGTATATCCACTTTCTAACATTAACTTTTGTTGTGTCATGAAAAAATCATAAAGTTTTTCAACAGTTTCTTTTTTACTATCTTCATTTAATGTTCCAGATGATAACTTATCATTTAATTCTTGTAAAATATTTTTTATATCATCTTCTGCAGTACCTCCTAATTGTTCATGTAAATTTAACATTTTATCATTAAAATAATTTTGAATATTTTTTTTATTATTATCATCAACTAGATCATACATTTGTGACAATACATAGCCATACATATCTGTAAATTTTAATTTTTGTTTTCCATTTTCGATTGTTTTAATTTTATTTTTTAATTTTTGTTTCCCACCTTTGATTGTTTTAATTTTATTTTTATTATCTTTATTATTTAGATATTCAGATATTAAAATTTTTTTGCCATTTGACATTATTTGATTGAAATAATGTAACATGAAATTATTACTATCAATATTAAAGCTTTTTAAATTTATTTCCATAGAATCTATGATAATATAAATAGTCAATATAAAAAAAAATATTTATAAACAATATTCAAATAATATATATTTTATTACTTTAATTAATATTTATGGTATCAATAGATGGATTTCAAGGAAAATTTGGTAATACTGGTAAAATTGGACCAACTGGTATTGATGGCAATATTGGATATCAAGGTATATCCGGAAACATAGGATTATCTGGAACAATTGGTCAACCAGGATTAACCGGTCCAATTGGTTTAAAAGGTTCTATAGGTCCATCTGGATTGTCTGGTAAAAATGGAAGTACTGGTCCAACAGGACCAATTGGTAATCAAGGAAGAGATGGTCCACAAGGTCCACCTGGATCATTAACACGTGGACCAAATGGAAAAAACGGATATGATGGATTATTAACGACATTACAAAAAAATCAAGTGATGAGTATATTATCAGGTCAAGCAAATGCAAATAATTTAGTGGCTGTTAGCGGCAATCCAATTAATGGTATAATTCATTGTCCAATAGTGATGGGTAAGGAAAATGCAATTGCCAATGGTATTATAGATGCAGGTAATGGAATACGCTCATTAAATTGCACTTATGTCCAAATGGTATACAAAGATTCATTTTATTCTCCAGATGGCTACTATAGATTAAATGAATCATTTGATCAAAACAATCTTATAGGATCTAACGGACCTCAAGGATATCAAGGACCACCAGGATTAATAGGAGTTCAAGGTCGTCAAGGTATACCAGGATTACCTGGTAAAATGGGTAAACCGGGAAAACCAGGTAATCCTGGTATGGATGGTCCTATAGGATTCAAAGGATTATTAGGTATATCTGGATCAAATGGTAATGATGGACCTATAGGAATAACGGGTGATCAAGGTCCCAATGGTCCAATTGGTCAAATGGGTAAAACAGGTCCTTCATATGTCGGACCTCAAGGTTATTCTGGATATAGTGGATCGGTCTCAATTGATTTTCCAAAATGTTTAGCAATTCAAATGAGCACTGTAGCTGTTTTTGATTGTCCAAATGACTATTGGTTAACAAGTTTAAAAAAAGATGGTGGGGTTTATGGTGGACTATGTTGTCCTTTGACAGTAGGTGATAATAATGAACCTACTAACTTTGATGTAGGAATAGATGGTAATAAATATCAATCACCAAATTTAAAATCTATTGAAAAAACTTATAACAAAGACATATTGGATAGTATAGTAAATAGAGGCGGGATGTGGTGGGGAAGATTTTATGGTGTAAATAATAATGATAACAATATTAGAAATGAAAATAAAACAAATGTATCTATTGGAACAGCACAAAGTTATGTAGTGTCAGATTTAGTTAAATTTAGTCAACTATAAATTATTCATCAACAATTCTATATTTTTTAGTTGCACCAATATTATTTAATACACAATCACATAAATGTGTAACCATTATAACAGAAGTTGGATTTGTAAATTGGATTTTTTTAGTTATTTCTGGATATTTTTCATCTCCATTATTTTTACACAAATCAAATATATTTTTTAATACTTTTTTTGCAATTTCTCTATCTAATCCTTGTTCAGGTTCATCTAAAATTAATACTCTATATTTTTTATTACCTGTTGTAATTATTTTATAAATTACAGTTGCTAATGCTAATCTTGATTTTTCCCCTCCAGAAATTTTATTACTTATATTTTGATATAATTTTTTTTCCATCGTTTTTTCATACCATTTTTCTAATTCACATATTTTTAAACATTCTGTTATTAATTCATCATCATTATCTACATGATCGTCATAAATTGTCTTACAATTACTACATATAAATTTATTTTTTGTATTATTTATTTCATTACTACTATTATTATTAATACACGAACAATAACTAAATTTAAATTGTTCATCAATAATATAACACTTAAATAAATCTTTTATTGTAATATTTCCTGATGGCATTTTTTCTTTGATAGACTGATAAAATTCAAAGAAACAATCTCTATTTTTATCACAATCTAATTTATTAGTTTGAAATTTTATAGTTACATTATCATCATTAATTTTTCCAAGTAATTTATTAATAAATGTGGATTTACCTATTCCAGATTCTCCACGAATTACTATAGTTTCACCGAAATTTAAATTAATTATATCGTTATTATTTTCAATACAAAATTTATTGTCTAAATAATTTGAATCATTTCTTTCTAATGGTGATAAATCATCATTAACTATTTTAATTTTTCGTTTGTTATTTTCTATTGTTTTTTTACATTCTTCACAGATGTTAACAACTTGTTCACGTAAATCATCATAACCTTTTTTATATATAGTCAATTTATCTTGATATTCTTCGCATCCTGTCAAAAAATTAATCAATGTATTAAATGTATTATTTAAATTGTCAAATACATTCATCATTATTAAAATTGTAACAATGTCATATTTATGTATCATTAAATATAATAGCAAATATGGTGATCGGTTAATTATTTTATTGATAAAATATAATGTAGTCCAATTATTGTAATATAAAATTTCTCGTTTATACAATACATAATTAATAATTTTTTTAATTGTATCAGTTATTGTATTATCGTATTGAATTAGTGGTAAAAATAATGTTAATTTTGTTTCATAATTGTGGATTTCATTATTATCAATCTTTCTATTTTTTTCCATATTTTTACGTAAAGTACACATTATTATCAATTGATATAAAATATTTACAATCAGGGTTATTACAAATAACATTAACATATTTTGTTTAATACAAATATAAATTGTACCGATCATTAAACAAACTAAATTAATAATATTTGTCATACCCGTTACAATCATATTTTGAATCATATTAACAATGTTTTCAAGTTTTTTATTTATTTCGTATATATCTAATTTGTGTTTATTTGAAAACGTTTGTTTATTATATCTATCTAATTCATCTGAATAAAACATATTTGAAATACATATTTTAACTTCATTTGATATTGGTCTATCAATAATATACCAAAATGTTGGTATAATATATTGAATAACAACTATTGCCAAAAATATATTAGTAAAATTTTCTAGATTTGTTCCAACTGCATTTAATAAAATATATAATATCATGTTTAAAATAGCCTGTGTAATTAACATTGCAAAATATCCGTAAAACAAAAACCATTTATTAAGTCGCAATTTATTAAAATATTTTAATAACAATTGAGATATGTTTTTAGGCATGTTTTCTATTTCTTGTTTAATTGGAATTTTTATGTCATTTTGTTGAATTTGATTTTCTACATCGTGTTCAGATAATTTTTCATCCTCTTGTTTAATTTTTGTATAATAAGAACAATTTAATTTTTGTATCAATTTAATGTATTTTATTAACTGAATATTTAATTATCAAAAATAAATATTTTTATCAATTTTTATTTATTAAATAATTATATTAATGTATAAAATAGATAGATTTGGTAATATAACTTGTTCAGAAATTGGACAAATTGGTCTTAGAGGTCCACAAGGATTAATAGGTTTAAATGGTTTACCAGGTAAACAAGGACAACAAGGTCCAAATGGTCCAACAGGTCCAGATGGAGATATAGGATTAGACGGACCTGTTGGACAACGTGGACCAATGGGTCCACAAGGTGATACTGGATTATCTGGTCAAAATGGTTTACCAGGTAAACAAGGTCCTAGAGGTCCACCAGGATTAACTGGTAATACTGGAGCAACTGGTCCAGATATTGTTTCCAGAGTTGTCACAACTGGTAGAGGGTATCGAGGTAATCCAGCAAGCAGAGCAAGTGTTACACGTGGTATATGTTACTGGATATTAGATAATAATGGTGGTTTTAAAAATTTATGTATGCCAAATTATGCCATGACAGGAATGCAATATGAAGGAGGTGCGGATGCATTTAGAGTAAAATGTTGTAAATTAAATTTAGTTATTTAATTTTTTTTAAAATATATTGTATTTTATTCTAATCGTTAATTATGAGTAAAAAAGTTAAAAATAATTATTATGATATTATTGATAATAATAATGATAATTTAATAGAATCCTTTTTTGTTGGACCACCAGGTGACAAAGGTGAAATTGGTGAAATTGGTATTAGAGGACCTAGAGGTATTAGAGGACCTATTGGACCACCTGGACCACCAGGACCACCTGGTAACGGATTAACTGAATCGGAAATAGCTCCAAGAACATTATGGTGTTATGATGCAAATAATTGTAAAACACAAAATAATATGATGTTAAGATTTCCAAATGATTCATTAATTTATATGGGTCCAAATACAAATAATCAAGGTTTAGCCATTGGCGGAACTATATCAATAAGTCCTGATGGTAAACCACAGCGTTCTATGGCAATTCCATCTATGTTAGCATACAAAAATAATTTATATTTAGATGGAGGATCTAATGATAATTCAAATCCAGATGCAGGTAAAGTAAATATAAATGGAATAAACAGAGCAGATACATATATAAATGAAAATGGAAGATATACATTTATAAATGATAAAAATGGAAATCTGGGTATAAATTTAAATGGAAATCAACCTGAAAATAAAGTACATATTCGTGGAAATGTTCCATTAACAATTGATAATTTTGGTGAAACTGGTATAATTTTCAAAGATAAAAATTCAGATAAAAATTTTCAAATCGGTGTAAATCAATTTGGATTTTATGTATATGATCTAAATAATTTACAATATAGTTATGTTACTAATAATGGTTTTTTTGCAATCGGTCAAGGTATACCGTCATATCCATTAGATGTATATGGTATTAGCAATTTTAGAGATACTATACTATTTAATGGAGGTAATGGAAAAACAATTCAAATAAATTCTGATTTGGTAACCAAAGGAATGGAATTAATAGGAGGTGATCCATTATTTAGTGGTATTAAATTTTATTCAGATGATTTTTATTTTATTAATAGATCCGGACAAAAAGTACTTGGTTTAGACCAAACAAGTTTTAAATTTGATAAAGATATTAATTTTTATGGAAAAATATATTTTTATGATAATGTTACAACATACAAAGATTTAACTGTAACTAGTAATTTAAATGTTACACAATTTATGTGTTATTCAGATTCAACTAATAGCATTACAAAACCAAATGTAAAAATAACTGGTGGAACAATTTTTATATCAGACTATATGTATATAGGTAATTGTAATTTAACATTTGATAAAATAAATTACAAATTAGCTTTAAACACTGGTTTTTCTGTTGGAAATAATAATATAGATTGTAATAGTTTAACCGCTACCCTAGTAGTAGCAACTGCAGTACAACAATCTGATATTAGTTTAAAAAAAAATATTTCTGACATTGATGATAATGAATCAAATAATATTTTAAAATTAAAACCAAAAAAATATAATTATATTAATGATATAAAAGAAACAGAACATTTTGGGTTTATAGCACAAGATGTTGAAAAAATATATCCAAATTTAATATATGAAAATAATAACATTAAATCAATAAATTATATTGAATTAATACCCTTGTTAGTTAAACAAATTAATGTATTAAATGATAAAGTAAATTATTTAACCAATAAATTAAATGAAAGATCATAAATCATTTATAATATTTTTATTTTTTAATATTATAAATGAAATTTAATTAAATGCATATATCGTTTAATTTGAAACGATTATTTGAATTATACATATTTTTACAATTTTACACCTCCTCACTTTGGAACTGTTTATCTTCTGCGTTCTTAGTCTATACATCAATAATTCTGTCACCAGTCTCTTTTACAACAACATTATCAGTTGTAACTAAAATGTTTTTACCCGGTGGTGTAAAATACTGACCAATGATTCCGTTGAATCTATCTTCACCAACATAGTTGTACTCCTTGACATAGTAACCATTTCTTCTTTTGTAATTGGTGTTATTTTGTTTTACAACAGTATCGAGATGAGTTCGGAAACTTTTATATTGATAAAGCATGTCAATGAGTAATTGCATACTGGTATCATTATATGCTAAAGTTCTTACAAACTTTTCTGTAGCCGTTGCGATCTCATCACTACTATTGAACTTTTGACTATTGACAGAATAACTTTGTAACAATGGCAGAACCTTGCAAAAAGGCTGAGAACTATTTTCGGTTTGAACAAACAATGCCTTATAAAAATCCAAATTCTTTTTGGTATAAGATTTCTTCATTCTCTGCACAGTATTACCAGATTCATTGACAACGTCTTCATGTTCAATCTTAAAACTAGTAAAGACCGTAAACATGTATGCCAAAATATTACGAATACTGTTAATAACCGTCTTACACTGTCCAGCTAGTTCTCTAGCATGATCATCTTCAATACTACGCATTGCAACCAATGATGAAAATGTTCCACGCATATAACTACGTAAAGCATCAACTAGCAAATTACCATGATTAGATACCTGTCTAGTTCCAAACTCATATGCCTTAGTGAAGGTTCTGAATAATCTGTTGTCTCTATCCTTGATGATGAAACCTTGTAGTTGCAAATAATTATTGGAAAATACACAATTACTTTCTAAATCCAATGCATTCTTCACATCGTCTGAATTGATCATTTTTGGAACTTCATACCAATCTCCATATTTTTCAACTGGTAATTCTTCATGTGTAGTAGAATCTCGAACATTGATCAAAACAATTTTCGATGTTCCATAATCACATAAGTATTTCTGTTCTGAACAAACAAGCACGAAAACAAAATAAACATCTCTTCCCAACTTCTCACTGTACGTTGTCTGCAAATCTGTCAACTTTTCTTCAATTGGTTGAGCAGATGGTGATGAAATATCTGTCATCAAACTATAATGAGACTTTTCTGTAATAAAATATGAGTCATTGGCATTTACACAACTATTTGTTCTAATATTCCATCCAGCGACAGAACGGTGAGCAACAATAGTTGTTCCTTCGAATGACTCGTAAATATTTGGATAGCTAACAGTCATTTCATTGCCATCTTGAGACATAATTTCTCCAGCACACATTTTATCAACAAAAAATGCATTAGGAACATTTGATAATCGCATGATACTATAATTGCGAATAACAACATTTGATCCATCATAATCAAACACTACACTACGACATGGAATAATGTCGTTAATTTGGTCATCTCCTAATTTTATATTAGGAGGAATCGATTCATGTGAAGAATACACTTGAAATGAATTTTCACCAATTTCTTTGAATCCTACATATTGTTTACTACTTGAGGTAAGAACCTTAAGTCTTTGTAATATGATAGATTCATGACTAGGTGATTTTAATTCATATCTAGTCAAATAATTAATAAACTTATCAAATGATCTCATATTGATGAGATCACTATTAGATTCAATAAATTGCGCCATTTGTGGTATGTGATATAATATATAATTAATGTTTAAATTGAAAAAATAATTTCAATTTTTTGGTATTCTTATGATATATATTTATTTAATTTATCAAAATGTCATTATAAATATATATAAGTCATAACATTACGAATAATTATTTTTAATTTTTTTGTATATAATATATATAATTGGCTATATGAGTCAAATAACAAAAGAATCTCGTAATGATGAGAATAATAATAAGAATTATAATATTGAATTTTACACAACTATAGACGATTTTATTGATAATTCATTAAATAGTTTAAATGAAGAAATTAAACAAAAACATGTTAAAATAGATAAAATTGCAGATGTAGTTAAAAAATTTATATCACAATTAGATTACACCTTAATAGATTCATATATTAGTAATCAATCAGCATTAAAAAATATAAAAAATACCATAGAAAGTTACTATTATATTTATATGTTATTATTATTATCCTTTGATAATCCTATAAATAAAATCAGATCAATTATATTAGAATATAATAAAAATGACAAAATTGGAAATTTTGAATTATCTACTTTTAATATGTCATTAATCATCGAAAAAATTCAATTAATAAATAATTTTTGTGAAATAATAAACAACAACAAAAATCCACAAAAAATACCAAATTTATATAAATCAGAATATGATGAAGCAAGATATTTATATGATATGTTTGAACCAGAAGAACATGTTTATTTTACCAAGGGAATCCCTGAATATAAACATAATATAATTAGAACAATTATATTTTTAAAAATTTATCAACAAAATGATAGAACAAAAATATTTAAAATTATTGAAAATGAAGAACTATCTAAATCTGAAGAAACTATTATCGAAGTTGTAGATTCAATAGTAGATGAAATAGATTATGCAACTATTGAAAAATTATTTTTAAACAATAAATTTAAAAAAGGTGTTGCTGAATTCATGTATGAAATGTTAATAGAATATGATGAATTGGATACAAGAATGACAACTACTGATAAAAAAATAAACGATTTAATTAATAGTAATGTTGTAATACCAATTACTGATGAATTTTTAAGATATCATAAAGATAGTGAAAAATATGAAAAAAATATAGGTACCTCTAAAATTGATATCAAAGAGAAAACTACAAAAAAAGATAACACAAAAATCAGATATATTGTTACTAAAATTAATAAACTGATGGATTATAATAATATATTAGAAAAAGGTAATAAATCTGATATCGAAGAAGTTAATAAATTAATATATCCGTCATTAGTTTATCGTAAAGCAGTAATTATAAATGAATTAGAAGAATTAAGCATTATAAATAAAATAATTAACCAAGGTAAACGTGCAATGGATAATAATGAATATTATGCAGATTTAATGTCATTTAGAACATATCCATACATTAATTTTAGAGATTATAAAAACTATGGATTTAATTTTAAATTTGATAATACAGTTGAAACTATACGATATTGTAATTTTGAATTTAAAGATCCTAATAATTATCCAACTCAATACAAAAGTAAACTACAAGTTCGAGTAGCACCAAAAGAACATAATGTAAATATAGTAGGAGTTGTAATAAATCCCATTAAATTTAATGATTCTAAAAAGAAAAGTGTATCATCATGTTTTAAGTTAATGGATACGGTTGATATTGGCAAAGATAGAAATGGTTTCACCACAACTATTAATTTATTAAAAAAACAAATTAATGATGAATTTACATATAATAAAATGCCATATTGGATTTTTGATAAAAATCAAGATAAAATAAAGATGAAATCATATGAAAATTTATTATATTTTAATACAGACGAATATTTTAAATTGTTATTATCTAAAATTTATGATGAATTAGTTAGTTTAACCTATGAAAAAATTATAACAAAGATAAATGAATTACCTCAACCAAAATTATATATTATTAAAAATGTATTAAACGGTGTTCAAAATTCATTGATTAATATTTATAATACATCTTTTTATAATGATATTTTAATTAATATATTTTACAATAAATTATCACTCAAGGGAATCCCGGTATATGACACAAAAGAAAATTTAATTCCAGGATTAAATACAAAACTTATTAAAATTCCAACTTATGTTGAAACTGCTAGAAAACCTGCAAAAATTTTAATTAAAAAACAAGAACTTTTAATTGGTAAAAGAGAAGAAGAAACAGATGAATTATTAGAATCATCATATTGCCAACATCAAGTAACTTGGAATGTCATAAATTCATATAAAAAAAAAGATCCAAATAGATTTAATCAAGAATTATTTAAATTTATTAAAAAATATGTTACAGATAACAAAGATGGTGAACATATTTGTAAATCATGTTATCAATTTATTGATGTTAAAAAATATATGCATGATTCATTTTCAAGTAATTTATCAAATGTTGCATTATCTGTACCATTAGAGGCAGAATTAGAAAATATTCCAGAATATGAAAAATACAATAAAGCTATAAAAAATATGGATAAGAATGTAGAAAAATTGGCATACATTTCAGGAATTCATTATTATCTTGGAAATAATTTGAGTAATAAATATCGTAGACAGGATATTGTAAAATATACCATTGATTTGGTAACATTACAATTTCAAAATTTTGATACAAGTAATATTAATATGAAAAAGGAACGGTTGGAATCATCTAATAAATTATATGGTATTGACAAAGAAAAATCAAATTATTTTATTTTTGAGATGGACAATAATTTATTTACTTATTCATCTAAAGACACTGATAAATACAAAAGATACAAAAATAATAATATTTATGCATATATGATATTTTTAACTATATGCGAATTAAGTGTTGGTCAGATTGTTCAGTTTAATTATGATAAACTAATTAACTATGTTATATTTGATAAATTCGCACATACAATTTTTGATGGCATTAAAATTAGAATCAATAATGGTAATGATATTCATAATATAACCAATTACAAATTATTGTGTTATGTCATATATTATATGAGTTCTATGATAATTAAATACAATTTATGGTTTATTGATATTAAAAATCCTACAAAAAGTAATACCATTAATCCACAAATGCAAAAAATAGTAATTCATACCATTTTGGATTTAATCAATTCTATTTTAGAAATTAATGCAAAAAAAGAAAAAAGTTATATTTATGAATATATTGCAACTAAATTTTTTATTAAATTAAATACAGTTTATGACAATAAAATATCAAAAGAAAGTATTGAACGATTATTAAGTATTTCTGATAAAAAAATAGAAATTGTTAATAATAAAATTAAAATTAGATCAAAAGATCCAAATCTAATATTATCACTTGAAACAAAACATGTTGAAAATACATTTGGATATAATAAGTCAAAAGTGTTACCTGGAAAATACTTTATTAAATCATATGTTAATGACACAACAATATACGAATTATTTGGAAGTAGTTTAAATGATATTGTCAATAAACAATATCATAACACATTAAATAAAATTTATTCATATTTTATAGACGGTGGTGTCAAAAGACAAATATCAATATCTGATATTAAAGAAGACACTAAAATATTAGAAAAACATGCTAATAAAATAATTAAATTTTTTGTTAATAAAACTAGAAAATATGCAGAACAACAAAAAAATAGATTATTGGCAATTGAAACAGAATTAATAGAAAGCGAAAAATATCAACAAGAATTTATTAAAAAAGCTTTGGCACTTGGAGATATTACATCAGTTGTAGATACTGTAATTGATCTTATGGAAAAAGTTATTGGTAGTAATATAAATATAAATAATCGTAATATATATTTGAAAAAAACAGTTTATATTATTGATCATGATCATTTAGGTAACTCTAAACCAGAAAATTTAGTATTTACTGATACTGAAAATAAAATAGAATTCAAGAAAAATGAACAATTTTTTAAAACAGATGTATATTATTATATTGATAGAGCAAGAAATATTACTATTTTTTATCATGGTTATGATTTGTATTTATTAGGTTATAAAGAAATGAATCGTGATTATGTTGTATTAAAAAATACAAGTAGATATCTTAAAATCAATCATTCAATCAGAAATAAATTATTATTGTTAGGTCACAGTAAAATTAACTATTATATTGATGATGAAATAAAAATTAAACACAATAAAATGATTAATTTTACAGAAGATATTATTAGATATCGTATAAATAATTTAAAAAATATTATTAAAGAATTTCAAATGATAATTTATCAAATTAAAAATAAACATGGATCAAGTGATCCAAATTCATTAGTTAAACAGTATAGTGATAAATTTAAAGAACTTAAATATTATGATGACGAAGGATGTCGTATATTTGAAGAATGGAAATTAATTATTGATTCTGTATATTTTATTCCATTAAAATCAAATGTTAATATTGAAGTAGTTGGAAATATATTGAATGCAAATAAATTATTAAAATTAAATAATAATGATAATATTTTATTGTACTATTTATGCCAACAAATTCAAGCATTTATTAATGTTAATAATGATCAATATAACAAAAGTAAATTAGTTTATTTATTGGCTAATATTATTAATCAACTCTTTAATCAAAATAATGTTATGGAAACTATATATATGAATAATGAAGTACGCAAGTTTAATATGTTATTAACAAATGTAACATTTGATAGTGTAGATGTTGAAATTTTTGATATTGATGAAGATAAATATGATGAAGAAAAATTAACAGATGAACAAAAACAAAAATTAGAAAATGAAATTGATGATTTGAATGAAACAAATGATGGTATGGATATAGATCTTGATAATGATATGGAAACAACTGATGATACAGATGAGGGAATGGAAATGATACAAGCAGAAGGTAGAGATTAATTTATTATCTCGTTAATTTAAACAAAGAATAATAATTTTAATTATTATATCTAATAATGAAAATTATATCATGGGATGTTGGAATTAGAAATTTAGCATATTCTGTTATCGAATATGATGAATATAATAATGAAAATAATAAATTATTATATTGGAACATCATTAATCTAATTCCAGACAATAATCATTGTTATATTAGTACATGTAAAAAACCTGTAGTACAATCATGTGCATATTATGGAAAATCTGTATGTTGGTGTGAAAAACATAATAACATTTATAAATCTTTATTAATTGCCAATGGTAAAAATGATTCATTGACTAAACCAATTAATGTTAAAACTATTAACTGCAATAATATTAATATTGATGATTTGAGAGGCGGTATGATTAAAAAATTAGATATGGAAATTCTACCATTGGTTTATAAAGAAAATATAAACTATTTTTTAATTGAAAATCAACCAACATTAAAAAATCCAAGAATGAAAGCTATCGCTGATACATTATACACTTGGGCATTAATTCGTTGTATTATGGATAGCAAAATAACCACTAGTTTACATTTAATAAGTCCTAGTAATAAACTTAAAAAATATGCTGAAGAATTACTCAGTGCTGAAAATAAATATCGATCTACAAAATTAAAAAGTATTGACGTTGTAAATGATTATCTAAATAATAATAAATTAGATACTTGGAAATTATATTTATCTAAATTTACTAAAAAAGATGATTTATGTGATGCATTACTTCAAGGATTTTATTGGATTAATGAACGACAAAAAGAGAAACAAAAAGAAGCAGAAAAAGAGTTACAAAAAGAATTACAAAAAGAAAAACTAGAAAAAAAACTAATAGAAAAATTAGAGAAAAAACAAAAAAAAGAAGCAGAAAAAACAATTAAAACAAAAAAAAATGATAATAAATTTGAAATTGTTATTTAATAATCTATCCTATTTTGAATAGTTTTTTAATTCTTTAAAATTATTTTCTACATTTTTTAAATTTGTTTGTGCATCTGAAAGTGCTGATAGTATTTACATTTACTAATGGACGTTCAAGACTGATAATTTTTTTATCATATGATTCCATTTTTATTAACCATCGTGTCTAATATCAAAAAATAACAATTATTAACCTCAATTATGTTAATAATTATCATTTACATAAATTTAATTAAATTCACAATAATGATCCAATAATTCAAATACTTTTACATTTCAGATACTTGTTGAATATTCATCATATTAAATAATGATGTTTTACTAGTTAATGGTTTTGTTCTTTTTAATACCAATCCTGATGCCATATTATTATTAAAATTTGCAGAAGTCTTGTTTTTATTCTTGATGATAACATTTTGATTTTGTTTGTATGTAGTTTCTTCAATTTGTTGTGTAAATGATACAATAGGTGGAATTATATGTCTATACTGTTTTTTTAATATTATTGAATTTTCTCTAAATTTTTCAATCTCAAATGGTCCCCCAAACATTTTTAATAATGATCTTGGACCAGCTACTATTATATCATCTAAATTTTTTATATCTCCAAGTGGATATATATTTAAGTAAATTAAATTTCTCATATGATATAATAAAGATATACGATCCCATATTTTATGATCATTTAATGATAAATTATATGCTAATCCACAATTAAATGAACAAAAATAACCTATTACATGGAATTTTTTATCATAATACTTTTCAGGTAAACCTATCGGTAAGGTATCAAATTTATTACAACACCACCAACAACATACATCATCATATTTATTTTCCCATATGTCTTCACCTGTATAAATATCTTCCATTTTAATACTTATACTATATGTTAATTTGTCAGAATCATTTAATCTACCAATATGATATCTTGATTCTATTGTATTTATTTTATCTTGCAATTTTTCACAATTTGTACATTGTAAACAATATTGTCTATTCATGTTTTTTTCAACATTATAATCATCATAATCTTCATTTTGTAAATCTATTTTTTTTGTAGTTTTATTTTTGACAATAGTTTCTTCTGTTTTTGTTTCTATTATTTCATCTGTTAATTGACCATTATTTGTAATTTTTTCAATATCTGTTTTTGATAATGGTATATGTACAAATAAACAATCATTTGAGGCTTCTTTTTTTAAATTATATATATCTGTATTATTCACAACTTGACATGTAGGCTTTCTTCCACGTTTTTTAACTTCAACTGGTTGTGTCGACACAGGTATTACTTTTTCACTCTCTGAATTTAAATTAGCATTTTTTGGTTTTCTGCCTCTTTTTTTAGGTGCATTTAATAATTGAATATTGGGATCATTTGTTGTGTTTTCACTCATTCGTTAATTACTTAATTAAAGTCTATTTCTCTTTATATAAAAAGTATACAAACACCCATAATTATATGTTATCATATAAAAATAGTTCGATATTTTCCAAATAAAATAAATATTTAGATGATAAATATTTATTTTATTGTAATTATTTATATATTATGTACGTTGTTGAATATGATATCGATTCACCGATAACTATGTCTGATATAATTGGGGGTGAACCTGAAAATAATGATACATCAACTGATAATCAACCAGTTGATAATGTATCTGATAATACTTCAAAAACTAATACAATCGATGATAAAATAAATAAATACATGTCTGTAATTAATAAAATAAACAAAGAATATTCTGAATTTAAAAAAAATATATTAAATCAAACATCTGAATTACAAAACATTACAAAAAATGATTTGTATTTATTATTACCATCTAATGATGAACCTTATATTGATAATGAAAAAATTAGTAAATTTATGACAGACAAAATATCAAATAAAAATATTTCAATCGGAAAAAATGACCATCTTGATAGTTTACCACCATTTTTTTCATTGTCACCAAAAGATAATATTATTATTGAAACATAATTATTTATCTAATGCTACCGAAACTCTTTTTTTAATACCTTGTTTCATTATTAAATCACTTGAATTAACACTTGATATTGTATCACTGTTTGACATTAATGTTTCTGTTACTTCTATACGCGCATTTGGTTTAATACTTGAAACACTAATTATTTTATCATCCTTATCATCATTATCATTATTATCATCTAATGGAATTGTTGTATGAGTTTCATTAATATTTAAATTTGTATTATTTGTAACTCTATTTAATATTGCCTGATAATTTAATTGTTTAGTTTGATTTGTCTGATTAAATGGTGCACTAGTTAATCCATTTATATTGTTTACTTGATATACAGGTGTTTGTTGGACTGGTTTCTGATTCATTTGTTGTTGCATTTGTTGTTGTTGTTGCATTTGTTGTTGTTGCATTTGTTGTTGTTGCATTTGTTGTTGTTGCATTTGTTGTTGTTGCATTTGTGATTGTTGCATTTGTGATTGTTGCATTTGTTGTTGTTGAATTTGTTGTTGTTGCGCTCTTTGTGCCATCATTTGTTGATACATTTTATATTCTGTTTCTTTTTGAATTTCTTCAGGTGTTTTAGGCGGTGGTCCCATCATTTTTTGACTAATAGTAGATTCTATTTTACTTAATAATTCTGGATTATTTTTAATGATTTCTTCTAATCCAGGTATTTTGGCTGCGGATTTACTAGCATGAAAAGCACCTGCTGAAATCATAATCATAAATAATAATTTTACTTCTGGTTCTACTTTTCCACCCTTGCCTTTGTGTTTTTCATATAATTCTGCCATAACTTCATTATAATTATTTTTAGTTAATTTAACATGATCTGTCCATCCCTTTAGATTAACACCAAATGGATCAAATCGATCATTCATAAATTCTAAAGCAGTACACGAGTAAATTAAAAAATCTTTTGCTAATTCAACACCTTGTTCTTTATTTTTTAGATCAGTATGAAATTTAATTTCAGCACACATTTCCCAATAATCAGAATTAAGTGTATAACTTTTTGATAATTCACAACCATTATTTTTTAAAAACATTAATTGTGAAAATTTTTCCATTCTTTTAACTCTTTTTGTCTGATCATCACCATTTTCATAATCATCATCTTCCTTAAAATATTGTGCCATTGTAATATTTTGTGGAACTTTATGTTCTTTATTACTTTTTGTTTGTTTTTTTTCTTGTACACTTGATTCATTTGAATCATCTGATTCATCATTATATTGTTGTGGATGCTCTGAATTTGTAAATTTTTTATTATCTTTATAATCTTTATAATCTTTATAATCTTTATAATCTTTATTATCTTTATTATCTTTATTATCCGTATTTTTATTTGCGGTTGTCTTTTTTGCGTTATCTGAATCATATAAATGCATATTTTCTTTTAATGATTGTCTTAAATCATTTTGTCTATTGTTTCTAATAGATGATTTACTAGATGTGGATGAAATTGAAGAATTAGATGATTTTGATGTCCTGAGTGATTTAGTTTTGCTAACAGAATCATTTGAATTTTTAACTTTTATATTATTAAAATTAACATCTGATTCTGCTTCTTGAATGTCACATAAATTACTTTTTTCAGATTCTGTTTCATTATTATGTTTAAATGTTTTAATCATTATTGTTTTATCGACTTGTTTTAGTTTAGCTGGATCTGCTAATAAACTAAAATTATATTCTGTACTAGTAATAGATGATTTTTTATTATGTGATATTGAATGAGCCATTTAAAAACTTTTAATAATTTATAGTAGAAAGAATTTTATTATTTAATACGCAAATAATAAAAAACTATAATTATAAAATAAATTATTGGTTATGTAAATTTATAAATGGTGGAGGAACTATATAATTTGGAGCAGGTATTAATTTTAATAGACTATCCTTATTTAAGCTAATATTTATAGGATCAAAATATGGGTTAATTGGCATAATAGTTTCTTTTGTTAATTCTGATATGAGATAAAATATAATCACCAGAAAAACAAATATTAAAATAATAGTATTTATTTTTTCACGATAGGATAATCTATTAAACTTTTTTTTGACATTATAAATCTTATTAATAATTATCATTATAATAATATTATTTATAAAATATATTATAATAATTATCATCAATGAAATATGATATTATAAATCCTATGGAAGCAAATATAAAATTATATGGATTCACAAAAGAATCCTATAAAGAAATAAATGTTGCAAAATTACCAATTATTGGATGGTATGCTAAAAAACAATTAGGAATAATTATTATTACCATTATTATTATTATTTTATTTTATTTTATATTTATTAAACAACAAAATGATACTAATAGTACAGGATGTAATAGAAACGGCTGTTATGCAACTAATTGTATTGGACCTAAATGCAAAGGTGATAATTGTGTCGGAATAGGATGTCATGCAGGATCATGTTATGGTGAAGAATGTAATGGAGGGACATGTGAGGGTACAGGTTGTAAAGGTGGTGATTGTTATGGTGCAAATTGTAAAGTAGGTAATTGTGTAGACCCAAATTGTCCAAATGATAAAGAACAACAAGGATTATGTAAACCAAGATGTGATTGGGGTCGTGCATATAATTTACCATCATATGATGAACCAGTTAAAACAATTAAAAAAATGTTACCATTTAATACAATATTTAATAAAAATTATTGTAACAAGCCATCATACATAACAGAAAATTTAGTAAAAGACGATAAAACATTATATAATTTTAGTGTAGTTGGTGCAAATTATTATCACGGTGGTTATTCGTCATTAAAAGAAATTCAAAATAAAGTCGCAAAAGGTTCAGTTATTGATGATACAAAAGGATTAATTAGATATAATGACCCAATTATTAATACTGATCCAAATATATATAAAAATTGGAATTGTGTTTGGGAAACAAAATTTAATGACAAAGAAATTTCTGCTAAATTAATTTATAATTATAATAATACAAATATAAATAATGTAAATCGTTATGATTATATATGGTCACAAATAAAAACACCTGTATTAGTGTTAGATAGCAAAGGTAATGAAACGATGTGTCCAGCATTATTAAATATGAGTGGTCATATATTTACAAATATAAATTATTATTTGGATATTGAACAACTAAAGGATATTTTAGGCATTCAAACGTTAAATGCTAGAATGTCTCAGATTATGGCATTAGAAAACATGTATTATAATAATGATTATGATGGTATTCGTGCATATATGAGCACTATAGATTTTTTTCAAGATAAAATAACTATTGATAACATTATTAACAATATCAGTAATTATTCAAACAAAATCTCATTATATGAAAAAATAGAAAACATTAGAGGAACTATTATGACATCTAATTGCAATAATTGTGGTCAACTTGGAACTAGAACATTATCCAATGATAAATTACCCTGTGATGTATTCGGTAACATTCTACCATGTAAAGAAAGAGTGTATATTTATGATAAAATTGTTCAAAATTTTGATCCTAGTGCAACAATTGATAAATCAAGTGTGTCTTATAAATTAATTAAAATGAAATTTGCCAACAATGATACTTTTACATTTAATGATAAAGAAGAATTTATTAATTTATTACACAGTGTAAAAAATAATCATCTAATGTTTTATTATGATACAGATATCAAAAATAAAACGATGAAATTTGTGTGTTTTTTTTGTGGAAAGTTTTCATATTTAAAATTAAACAAATTAATAACCTCAAATACGAGCGTAAATAATAATGGAGTATCCTATTCATTAGGAAATTGTGTTAAACAAGATGATTTTAACCATTATATGTATGAAGTATTGGATAACAATCAAAATGTTTATTATAAATGTCTAAAATGTTTTAAATCAACACAATAATTATTAATTTTTTTGTATTATCATATTATATTATATTATAATAATAATGTATTGTTCATTAGAAGAAGCATGGCCAGATTATCATCCAAATGTTCATAACGTAAAACAATCTCAAAGTAATATTGTACATACAAATAATAATTCATCAATATCCATATCAGATGAAGAATATAAAGAATTCATAAAATTTAAAGAAGACAGTAAAAAAAATATCACTGAACACTTTATTGATATTTCAACCACAAAACAAAATGTGCCAAATTCCAAAATAAATTATCGACACAAAAAAAATATACCTATTGATAGCGATTCTGAATATGAATCTGATCATGATATAAATTGTGATAAAATAATAGAACATATTGGTTCATGTAAAAAATGTTTAAATAAAATATATGCAAAATACAGATGTTCTGGAAATAAAAATGATAGTTTTATGGAAATATTTAATAAAGAACAAAAAGATTTGTTTTCAGTGGCATTATTAGGAATTATAGTAATTATTATATTACATATTTTGTGTGATAAAAAAGTAAATTAATGATTCCAGATGATAATTAATATGTTTTTTTCTAATAACGTTACATCTGTAAACCCACGATTTTTTAATTTTTTTATTAACCATGTGCAACAATCATTAATATCATATGTTGAATATCCAAAAATCAATTCAGGAACTTGATATACACAATATTGATTTCCTAAAATTATAGAGGACTCTTTTATTTTATTACAAATCATGTCTAATATTAAACGATAAGGTTCTAATTTAAATTTTTTTCTTAACTTATCGTTTTCTTTTAATTGGTCAGCATTTATCATTATTATAATTAATATAAAAAAATAATAAAATTTCGATGTATTAATTTATTATTTTTTGTGTATATAATTTTTAAAAAAAATATTGACACTATTAAATATTAAATTAATGGATATCAATAAACTTTCAACAATTGTTTTTAGTGGTGGCGGAATTAAATGTATCGGATTTTTTGGATTTTTAAAATATCTTTTTTCTATAACTAATAGATCTAAATATAATCATTTTATTGGAACTAGTGGCGGGGCAATTTTTGCTATCTTATTGACCCTAAACTATTCTCTAGACGAAATAGAAAAAATTATTCTTAAATACGACTATTCAAAATTATTAGAAGATCTTGACATTGATAATATTATTACGTCTTATGGTTTAACAGATGGCAATGCAATAAAAGATTTATATTATCAATTAATTGAATATAAAAATTATGATAAAAATATAACCTTTTATGATCTATATGAAAAAACAAAAATTAAATTAACAATTGTTATAACCAATTTTACAAAACAAACGGTTGAATATGTTAATTATGAAACTTCTCCTAATTTTAAAATAGTAGATGCTTTAATGGCAACCTGTAGAATACCTATTGTTTTTACTCCTTATCAAATTAATAATAATTTGTATTTAGATGGTGCAATAATTAATAATTATGCAATTAATTATATTGAACTAAAAGACATAGATTGTGTAATAGGTGTAATGGCTAATCCTAAAAAATCATCTGATGATGTTAAAATTTTATTTCAAAATTTAAAATCAAATTGTGAAAATATTTTTTTATACATGTATTATATATTTTTATTAAATTTTACTAGTAAATATGATCTATTAGATAATGAATACAAAGACCGAACAATTAATTTAAATGATATCAAAATAGGTATACTTGATTTTAATTTATCATATGAAGATAAATTAACAACAATTAATGAATGTTCTAAAATAACTGAAAATTATTTTAATACAAAATTTATATCCTATGAAAATAATTCAGAAACTGATAAATCAGATATTATCATTGATGTAACTACGGAAATTGTTCCAAATACTAACCAATCCCAATTGGAATTATAATTTTATATTTTCTGATTCAGATACATATGGTTCTGTTTTTACATTTATGTATTTTGTGTTATTCTCTGATTCAGATACATATTGTTCTGTTTTTACATTTATGTGTTTTGTAATATTTTCATAATGTTTGGTTAAATCAGTGTATTGTTTAATTTTATCTTCTAATGATGTGTCATCTAATACTTGATCTGGTATATTAGTACTTAATAACGCAAATGAATCATTCATTCCTTGATAATTACTATCAAACATACTTCCATAATCAAAATTTTGATAATTAAAAGTAGTACTTACCGTACCAAAATCATTATATGACTGAATTTCATAAGAATTTATATTTTTATGAATGTTTTTATCAAACTCTTTATTAAACATTTCTGTAAATTTTTTATTATCATCATTAACTTCCATTTTTGGCGTATTTTTTTTAACATTTTCATACAAATTAGTTCTTTGATTTATCAGTTCAGTTATTCTGTCATTTGTTTCATCTTCAGACAATTTTTTTTCTAATGATCTATCAATACCATGTGACATATCCTTTTCTCTCGATAATTCTTCAAATGATTTGTCATTTGAGGATTCTTTAATAATTCTTTTGATATCATCATTTGATAATTTTACAAAATTATCTCTGAGTTCATTGTGATTGAAAACAATTTCTGATTTGAGTTTAACATACTGGTCATAAACTTCTTTATTTTTTAAGATGTAATAAACAATTTGATTTAAATTAAACATCCTTTCTAACTCTTCTTTTTCATCTGCAGAAGCATTTGGATATTTATCAGTGTGGTATTTTCTGTTATTTTTAATTGCTGCTTTTTTTAATTCTTTATTATATTCATCTGTAAACATAAAATCTGAATCAGAATATTTTGTCTTATCAAGTTTCATAAATTCAAACAAGTCAACATAATTATTTAATAATTTCGTAATTTCAAATTCACCTACTATAGTTTCCATATTAATGTTTTATTATCAATAAATTATTATTTTAGTGTTTAAATATTTGATATAATATATTTTCAATAAAATATACATTACTAATATATGAATAATATCATTAAAAATTTGGTAACCACAGATTCAGTAGCTAAAACAATGTATGATATAACAAGTAAATATATTGAAGATCCTTTTTATAATGTTAAAAATGCTTATTATAATTTAACTCCATTATTAATTGTTCAGGCAAATTTTTTATTAAATATATATGATGATATTGATGTGAAACCAACTATTGAATTTTTAATATTAATGAATTTACTTGAAACATATTGTAATGACAAAATAAATAATTCAAGTGTCAAATATGATGAAAATAAAATTATTGAAACAATTAATGATATATTTAAAAATATTTTATTAGAACATTATAGCACATATAGGGATCTAAATACATTTACTAATTATTTTAATAACAATGAAAATATTGATAAATCTATAAATGATACATTTTTAATGAATGTTGCTATTTTTATTGGTTTAATAAATGAAAATTTAGAGGAAACTATACATTTAGCATCTAGATTTATTGAAAAAATTACAGATAATGATATTAAAAAATTAAGTTTTATTTCATTGACTATTTTTTGTTACTATTGTTATAAATCTTTTATTGACAGTAATGATATTTATAGTAAAGAAAAATGGATTAGTCATTTAATAGATCTATTTATACAAAATATAATAGACAAACATATAGATGTTAATATTGTCAATAAAAAAAAGTTTATTTTTATGTTAATTAAATATAAAACTGATATTGATGATGGTAAACTACATTTATTACCTCATCAACGAATTAATAGATTGAATTATCATTTTTGTACACCTATTGCAGAAACGAAAGATTATTGTCCTGGTAATACAGCTGATCAATTATTGTTATTATCATATGATTTTTTTGTATCATCTGAATCATGGATTGGTAATTTAACTTATAATTGTTTAGTTTATGGAGATGCTAGAAATATTAATTTATTTGGATCATTTTTTTATAATATGACACATCCCAAAGATGATATGTATAAAATGTTTAAAAAAATAAATATGGATAATAGAAGCGATATGAATGAATTGATTGTATCATTAAATAAAATATTTACTAGTCCTACCGTGAGCCATACGAATTTATTATAAAATTATTTAAATTACTATATGTTAGTTCTAGATTTGCGGGATATTTAAGTATAATGTTATTATCATAGTCTACATAAAAAATAGTTGGTAAAACATCAATAATATTGTTATATACATCATTTTTATTTATATCTATATCAATAAATGTGATTGAATTTTGTTTTTTGTAGTTATTAATAATGGCATTCCATACATTATTAATTATATCTGTTGTTAATAGTTTATTTGAATTATATAAAAATATTATTTTTGGTTTATTTGTATTACATATTTGACAATTATTGTTTGATATAATAAAATATATTTTTATTATTAATATTATGATCAAAATTAGTTGAATTCCAATTATAATAATATATTTATTATTTTGCATATATTATAAAAATATAATTTAATCAAACATATAGATATAATAATTAAAAATTAATTTATAATATTTTTTTCTAAGTTATTATATATTATACAAATAATGAGTAAAGAATTGAAAATCTTTTCTGAAAAGGCGGTTGCCTTAGCAATGGTATTATCTTATGTCCATGGAAGTGGTGCAACTACAAAAACAGATGTTGATAAAAATAAAGTAATATCTCGTTTAACTGATAAGAAAGCAGCAGATTTCTTGGCATTTTTATTTATGGGTCATGATCTTGAAAAAATGATAGAATATATAGCTGATTTTAAAGATGTTGTAACTGTTAAAACCTACGGTGAAGCTAATGCATCTGATAAACCAAATCTAGAAAATTTAAAACACATGTTAAGTTACTATGGTGATGCTGCTGCAGTTAAAACAGCTGTCGATACAATCATCACTGCAGCAAATGGATTATCAAATGAGGATGTTAATAATATCTTCACAGCGGCCATGAAAGTTAATGCCGATGTTAATAAATACATTACAAAACTTACAGATGGTTCTAAAACAACAAAATTTGCAAAAAACACCAGCGCCGAAATTGCCAAACCAGATGATATAGTATACACGTCCATTTTAGGTGCAAAAGTAGAACCTAAGGCATCTGGTCCAAAAGCTTCAAAAGGTGGTGCACTAAATCAAAGTGGTGGTTTTATTGATGCAAATATCGCTCTATTACTAAGAATTACATTGTCATTAAATATTGATGGTGATAGATTATACAGAGAACGCAATGTATATGGTGCAGTAGTATCAACTATTTTCGATATTGCGTCACAAATTGCAAAAGTCAATGTACCACAATATTCCAATGTATCTGTTAGTGCCATTGGAAATAAATTATATGCAGTTGAATATGATGCAAATACTAAAACAATTAAAGTAACATTAAATGGTGTAGCTGTCGATGGTTCTATTGTCGAGGTAAAAGATGGTATGTATGATAAAGTTGGAATTAAACTTAGTCAACCACCTACACCTGGACTATTAGTAGAATGCAGTAGAACCAAAGATGCTTCAGGATGTTTTAAGAAATTAGCGAATTTATTAGACAAGGATGATAAAGTAGTATCTGATAGTGATTTTAACACAGTAAATCCAAGATTAGTTATTGAAATGTTAGAAACATTACGTTGGCCATGGAAAATGTCATCCAATAACGGTACCGCAGTTCGCAGATATGCTGAAAGTTTTGCAGAATTCGAAGAATACCATAAAAAGAGATCGACACCTTTACAAGCTATTGCAGATGCGGACAATAAAAAAGCTGTTGTCACATTTTTACAAAGATGTGTTCAATATATCAATGGAAGCTATCCAGAATTAATTAATGATGCTACTTTTATGGAACTAAAAGAAAAGGAAAAATTAATGAAAGATAAATTAGGATCTGTAAAAAGTATCGATTATGTAGCAACAGGATATGCTAGAGATGCAAGACCTGCTAATTTACTAGCCAATGTATTTGGTCCATGGAGTAGCAATATTGTTGCAAGAAATAATAGTATTGCACGTTTACAACCTGGATTACATCAAATACTAACGCCTCCTATGGCTCCAATTATGATCGGTAGAGGACAACTAGGCGGTCAATTAGATGGTCAATATGGAGGTCAATTACTTATGTTTTATGACAACACCATCGAACGTCTAATTCAAGCAATGAAAGTTGCCGGGAAAAAAATTGATTCAGGATCTGAAGATAGAATTAGACGCTCCAAAGATGATTTCAAAAGAGCTTCTGAAGATTTTGGTAAAATTTTATCTACTATCCAAGCTTACAAAAACGTAAATACAATTATGAGAGATTCCAAATCTGAAGTCAGTTTAGAAGATATGGCAAGATATAATGAACGTTTCCAAGATTCATTAAATACTCTCAATAAGTCTGAAGTAAAACTTGCCAAAATCATTTCAAAACTACAAGAAGCAATGATTAAAACATTCAATGTCAACCTAACAGGTGATGAAATGACAGTATAAAAAAATTGACATTTAATTCATTTGAATATTATTAAATATAATAATTAATTATAATTATATTTAATGACAAATATGGACACAGTAACTATTCAACTAGACAATCAACTAGACAACCAACTAAACGATAATTCTATGAATATCGCAATTATTACAAATTCTGATAATATAATTGATTTTTATGATAACCAAATTAATAAATCTGGAGAATCATTAGAATCAGGCTTCGATCTAGTCGTAACAGAAGATGTTTTAATTACAAAGGAAAATCCTACAGTATTATTACCATTGGGTGTAAAATGTGCACCAAATTTTAAATCTGGATATTATTTGTATCCAAGATCTTCTATTTTTAAAACACCATTAAGAATGGCAAATAGTATTGGTATAATTGATCAAACTTATCGTGGTGAAATTAAAGCACCAGTTGATTATCATTGCCATCTAAATGATGGTAATGATAGTTATCTTGTAAAAAAAGGAACAAAACTATTCCAATTATGTAAACCAGATTTAAGTGCCGTTAAATATTTTAAAGTAAATGAAAATGAATTATCTAATACTATTAGAGGAAATAATGGTTTTGGATCTTCTGGACAGTTCGCAAAATAATATTTAATTTGAAAATGCTAAACCAGCTTGACCATTAATAATTCGTAAAACATTAATACCTCTAGCATAAACTTTAAATTTAGCAGGATTTAAATAATTAATTGATTTATTAACATTAATATTAATTTGAAAATCATCAATTCTACTTAAATTACATGAACCACCTGGCTGATGTTTTTCAGGAAATAATGAAAATGAATACATATATAATCCTGGTATTGGTTTATTAGTATGATGTTGAAATGGTTGAATATAATGAAAATAATTTGCATCTCGACTACTTAATCTTTCAACACCATTCATAATAATTTGTACATTATTAATTATATTTGTTTTTTTTAAATAATCTAAACAATAATTAGATTTTTGCAAAAGATTATTACCAACTAGATAATCCATTTGTGCCCTAAATACTATTTCTTTACATGGTTGAGAATATCCAAATTTATATTTACCGGAATTATTTGAAATGATTCTGTCATTATCATAAATTAATACATCTATCAAATATTCATGATTACTTTTTATAAATTTTATTCTTTCATCTATATCTAAAAATATATAATCAACCCATAAATATGCACTTGATATTGATAACGAATTAACCCATTCAAAATTAGTTAATTTATTTATATAAATTTGTTCAGATACACCAAATTTAGGATTAACATTATAAACACCATCCAAAGAATAAATTTTAAAATTATCTTTTAGTTTTATATTTGTATTGTCGTGGCTAACAATTTTATCATTATTAATTTTTGAATAATATAATCTATTTGTTTGACTGTCAATATTTTCAAAATGACAAAATTTAATTAAATTTTGTTTATTATTAATTTTTTGGTATAATATATCACCAACATTAAAATGTACTAAATTATTATCTATATCTATATAATTTGTAGGTGATAATAATAACACATCATTTATTCCTGCAAATTCAATATTCACTTTAACATCTGAAAATTCTAATGCAATAATAGGTAATGCTAATCCAGGATTATTACAAAACCAAAACATCAAAGGAATATATAATGTGTAATTTTGTTTAGATGTTGTAAATTCTGTTAATTCTGGAACATTTCCAATCATTTTATTTAATCCATAGTCTTTTCCATTTGTTTTTGTTAATGAAGACCAAATTTGTAACCAATCACTATAATGTTTATCAATTACATAACCACCTATTTCAATTTCAACATTTTTAATAATATTCCAACCTATATTTTCAATCCATGCACATTTATTTAAATTAGATATATCACCTGTATTAATTATTTGATTAATTTTTGGCAATTGAACAACAACATATATTTTATGTATTAAATCCGCATTTTTTGCTAATGTACATGTAATTTTTTTACCAAAATCTGGTTTAGAATTAAAATTTTGTGGAATAGATTCTGATGAAAAATTAGTATGTCTTTTATAAACATTTTTAAAAAATGTTATTTGTGGTTCATATGTTAAATATAAATCTTCATTGCCTTTGGCAACTAATTGTAATAAACCTCCTGTCATGAGTTATTGTTTTTATTATAATTATGTTCTATAATAAAAATAACTAAATAACTTATTCATTATTAATATACACAAGCACCATACCCACTAAATACCCTGAAAATATTATATGTTCTAGTCATCCCGTTTATAGATATGTATTTATTATTAATTGCTACAGATTTGTCAAATGTTAATTTTAATTTAATATCATCTATAGTTGAATAATTAAAATCACCACTTGGTTGTGCTTCTGTTGGATGCAATGCAAATGTATGTACATGTAAACCGCTTGTATTATTTGATTTATAATGTGTCATAGGAATAACTGATGTTGTGTACATATTATCATGATCTAATAATGTTTTTCCATTTAATATAATTGATGATTTAATTATTGGTCCATCATCAGCATACTCTGAAATATTTTCTAGCATTTTAACAATTGATGATTGTTCTGATTTATAAAACCAATCAATATTATAATCATATTCATTTACGTTTATGTTAAGAAAATTTATATTTTCTATTTTCTTTTTTAAAGCAATTTTATAATCTGGTAAATGGTTTTTGAATAAATTTATATTTTGTTTCCTGTCAATTGTATTGTTATATGATGATGATGTCATTGTATAATTACAATAATCTTTATTTAATATGTTATTATCTGTTTTACAATACCAATATAAATCTTTTCCACAATTGTTAAAATTAATTTTTATTGTTTCTGATCCTAAATCTAATATTTTATTACTATTTACATATATTGGTGATAAATATTGAATCTGTTCAATTATATATTCATGTCTTGATTGTGCAAATTTTAATCTTTCATCATCTCCTAAATATATGTATTCTGTCATATATTCTGATTTTAACATTATATCATCATTTATTTTACCATTTACATATGACTTTAATTTATAATTATTTGTCCCACCATCTATTAATATTAAATCATCTAATTTCTTATATTTAATTTTAAAGCTAACATTTGTATATAATAAACTAATAAGTGGTAAATATGTACCACTTTTACTAAAAAACCACGGTAAATATATATATAAATTTTTATTGGGCAATATGTTATTACTTTTTAACAATTCTGGTACATATCCTATATTTTCTAAATATTTTTGTTTTTTGCTAGTTTCACTAAATAATGAATAATTAATATGTAAATAATCACCTGTTATTTTCTGAATAACTTGATCACCTACTTTCATCTCAACATAATCTATTATATTATGACCTAAATATTTAGTCCATTTTCCTTGAAGTGGTTTTGGATTATAAATAGTATGTATTGGAAATTTTATATTATTTGTAATATTTGTTACTATTTCATCATTAAATGATTTTTTTTCATTGATATCAGATTTAACATAATTTATATTATTATTTACAATTTTCATTGTATCTACCATATTATTTACTTCTAATTGTTTATTTAATGTCAAATTATTTATTGTAATAAAATCTGCCATCCAATCATCTGATTTATATCTGTTCAAATATTCAGACATGCTTAATATATATTGATATAATGTAGTACTCATTGTGTCTGTATTAATATTTATTTGATTTAAAAATTGTCCCATAACATTTATTGAATAATCAAATATTTGAAAATAATCATCATAATTATCATATAATTGTCTGTTAAATATATATCTTAATTCTTTGTCTAAATAAATATTATCAATTATGTTATATAATCCACCATTAATATATTTATAATCATTCAGTTCTTCTTTAATTTTACTTAAATTTTGATTAATAGTTAAATAAATGTATTGACCATCAAATTCAACAAGATCAATATATAAATAATCATTATTATCAGTTACACAATAACATTTATCATAAATGTATTTAATAAAATCATTTGAATTTATTATTTTTATTTCACCATATGTTGACATAATAATATCATTCACATCTACCTTGATTTTTTGATTGACATATTCTAATTTAGTAATTTTATATTTAATACAAATGTTCTCCATTTCAAAATTATATATATTATTTGTCCATTCATCTCCAATATATTTATCATATCCGGCTATTCTTTTGTTGTACGATTTTTTTATAAAATTAGATATGTCATTTTGTACAATACCATAATAATTAATGCCATTTTTTACTAAGTTTACACGTTTTATTTCTAAACAATTGTTATCATCATTATAATAATAACATTCTGGCAATTCAGTTATTCTAACCAATAATCCATTTGTTAAGTATAATGTTGGATATATTAATTTATTTTCATATACACTTTCTACACAATTCCCTGTGCAATTTAATATTGTAGATAATATATAATTAATCATTTTAATTGTCCCTATTCCAGAATCACTATCGTATAAACCTAAATTAGACAATACAGATACAAATATTGTATCTAAATTAATGATATTACATAAATGAACTTTATCTACTTTATATTTATTTTCATTTTGATTTATGTCAAATGTGCCTATCCAATCATTAATGTCATATGATTTATTTTTTTGTACTAACAAAAATTTAACTATTTCATCTGTATATTTAAGTGAAATTAAATTATCTACATTGTAATCTATTTTGTATTCAACTGTTGGAAACATAAATTGTGTATTTTTTGTTATCATATTTAATGGTATACTTTTTACAATTAGATAAGCTATATAACAATAGTCACATGGAAGCACTAAATTTGATATATTATCAAAATTTTTATCAGTTTCATTAATAATATCATTCCAAATATTATTATTATTTGAATTATATGGACCAATTATATTTTTGTTTAAAAGTAATTTGTTTATAAATGAATTAAATGTATTATTTATTGATGTCAATTGATCATTTGATAATGTATCTATATAGTTTGTATTATATAAATATAAATGTGATCTAGGTTTTCTACTATAAAAATTATTAGGATTATTTATTGACGTATTTATTTTAGTTAAAAATTTCCATATGATTAATTGTTGAAATTTAAGTTTATAATAACCTATTCTCTCATAATAATCTATAATACTATTACGGTAAAACAGTACTTTATTTGTATTTTGATCATTTTTATTATTAAATAAATCAAATTTAGAAAAATTAAAAGATAATGTATCTTTGATCTTCTCATAAGCAAAATTTGATTTAATGCTATCAAAATAATATATATTATTAATTACATCTGTATATGTTTGACCATCATTCTTTTTAACATAATAGTTTTTAATTTTATCTATATTTAATTTAATGTCATTTAATTTAACAGTATCATTTATTTGATAATTTATTAAATTTGATTCTATATTTAATTTATAAGTACAATTACAATAAGGATACACATTTGAATTATATTTATCATTTGTTACTAATATAAAATTTTCATTATTATTAGCTGTATCATTATCATTATTCATATCTTTTGATATTAAAATGTTATTAATTATATTATATTTAAACTTTGAACTATCAGATGTTTTATTAATAATTTTTAAAAAATTATTAAGCATTATGTCTTTTTTATTTTTCGTTTGTGGTCCTAAATAATATTTATTGTCATTTACATTATAATGACCATAATATTTTAATAATTTATTATTTACATCGTTTACAATATATTGTAAATTATTTATATTAATAAAATCATCAAAAAGACTATTATTATTTATTACACTACTTAGTTTATAAATTAAATATATGTGATCATATAAATTGTTACCAGTTATTTTATATGGATTTATAAATTGAATAATATTATAAGTAAAATTTTCTATAGTTGATAATGTTGCATTTATTGTAAAAATATTATTAAACGTGTCTCTAAGTATTGACATATCTGATATTGCATAGTTCTTATTTAGTTTACTTAATATTATTTTGTCATAGTTTGTTTCATTATCTGGTTTTTTTGACTCAAAATATTTAATTTTTTTTGTTGATTCATCATAATAATTCCAATTTTGATTATTTTTATAATTTATGTTATCAAAACTATTTAAATCATTGAACAATTCACAACATAATGCTCGAGCTATTTCATTAGATGAATATATATTTTTTTTATAATTTGTAAATTTTAAGCAGTCAATATTAACAAATATTTCTGTTTTTTTTCCTGTTTCTTTTTCTGTTTCTGTTTTTAAATTATTATAATTATTAATATCATCTACTTTTATTTTAACCTTATTATCATTGTAATCAACAAAAATAACTGTATAAATATTATATTTTTGAGTACTTGGATTTACAAATCCAATATAATTATATTTTATAATGTTTTCTAATCTATATAATTCTAATATGACATAATTATTATTTTCTGAATCAATTGTGAGTGTAACGCCCTTTATTAAAATTGCATTTTTTGTGTTAATATAATTATTGTATTTATTTTGTAATGTATCAACATCAATTTTACTAATTGATAAAATGTTGGAATTTTGATTATAAAATTTTAAATTATTATTATTGGATTTATCTTTTTGTATAAAATATAATGATAATTGATTTATTTTTTGTGGTAAAAATGCATTTGAAAATATACATGATGATGGACTTTTATTTATCGTATTTAATTTATTACAATTATTATATATATTATTAAAATCATATGATAATAAATCAGATGCATTATTTATATATTTTTGTGTTGTTAAACCTAATGACTCATCATTAAATATTTTATCAAAACTTCCATAAAATAAATCAACAATTTGTTGTTCATAATTTAATACATCTAATAGTTCATAATTATTATATATTGTATTAATATAATCATACACATACTGTATAACATCTACATCACTAGTTTGTTCTAAATAAATTATTTTATTATAGCGATTTTGTTCAATATTAAAATTAGAATTAATTAAATAATATGTATTACCATTTAACATTACCAGTTTATCATGTAGTAATTTATTAATATTCTGCATAGATAAATACAAATAATTTATTACGTTTTCAATTTTATCCCATGAAATCAAATAATTTGTTTTTATCAAATTATCATATATTTGTTTAAATTTTGATATATTTTCATATAAATATATACTGTAATCGTTATTATTATCTATAAAATCTAAATGATTTATTTCTTCATTTGCTAATATTATCATTTGTTTTAAATAATCATAAATATATTTTATTGTGTTACTAATATTTTTTGTCGATATTATATCCCATAATATATACTCATCTAATTGAATATAATAACTAATTACTTTTTGTTTAATAATGATGATGTCATTTTTATCTGAAAACATTTCTAACAAAGCATTATGAAATTTCAATAAAGATTTATTTATGAATTCATTAGATATATAATTATTTATGCCTGTATAACCTATAATGTTGCTAAAATTATTAGACATTTTAAAGTATATTCGATTATATTGTGTTAAATTTATAGAATCTTTTATATTTTTATAAATTAATCTATTGTTGCTATTTATTATGATATCTTCATTATTTGTTTCAATTAATGATAAATTCATAAATGTATCATTTATGATATTATTTATTGTATATTCTGTTTCCTGATAAATTCGTTTATTTATATTTGTATTGTCACGACTATTTATTGTATATCTTAAATATCTTAGATAATCTAATTTAATTAAATTTCCATTAAAAATATTCATATCATTATAAATTTCAGTTTGTCCACTATCATTATTATAATTATTATTATATACTGATAATGTATCATATGATGAAATACATAATACACTTGTATAATAATCTTTATTGTTACACTGCCATACAATATTATCAAAATTTCTTATACTTATTTCTAATATATTATTACCATTTTCCGTTACTATTTTCCCAACATAATATTTATTTTCTTTTACATACAAATAACTATTGTAATTATACTCCTGATTACTAATATCCGTATTAATTATGTATTTAATTTTTATAATAGACGGTTCTATATCTGTTGTATGGTATTCTAAATTATTTATTTCAAAATAGCTATTTTTAGTGATTATATAAACATTCTTAAATATTGGTATTGAATAATATCCTTGATAAACATATTTATCAATTGTATATGATTGTTTTAATGTTGTATTTGTTGTAGTTGCAAATTTATAATCCAGATTAATTGTCTGTGTTAAATCTATTAATTCAAATGAATCATTTAATGAATTATTAATTACTATATTTGATACTGACGATATTAATAAATTATTTTTTATTGTATCAATAGTATATAAAATTTTTATATATTTATCATCTACATTTATATTACCACGTTTTATTTTATCTATATTATCACCATTTATTGTATATTTGTTAATCACATTATGATTCATATACACATTATTTACATCTAAATAAACAATTACATCTTGATGAAAATCATAAAAATCTGTATTATTAAAATTATTTAAATCACTCAATACATAACTATTTGTATTTGATAAAGTGTAATCAATTGTTTCTACATTTTCATTTATAATACTATCATTTGTTTTTTCATAATTTATTAAAACATTTAATTGATTATTATCATCTGTTACAATTGTTGTATTAGTATCAATGAATTTTCGTATATTTTTTTCATTTGCTAATTCCATATAATTAATATTGTACAAATATCCATTATTAATACTTGGTAATGCATAATTTGACGCATCATTTATAGTAACTTTACTTTGTAAATTACTTAATAAAATTTTATTGTAGCTACTATTATAATAATCTGTACAAAATAAGCTTGGACAATTAATATTAATATTTTCCGTATAATTATTTTCAATAATTGAAAACACTTTATTTTTATCAATATATGAATTATTACTTGTCTCATAAACGATTGTATTGTCTGGACTTAATTTAATGAAACTTATGTCAATTTTATTATTATTGGAAATATATAACACATTTTTTGTGGAATTACTATCATTATCATTTATAACAATTTGTTCATATGATATATTTTTAACTTCAGTATATGATATTTCAATTAAATTTTTATTAGAATCCATTATATTTAATTTCGTAAGTGTATTAATCTGTTTCATATAAAAATTTATATAGTAATTTCGAATATCTGTAACTTGATCAATATATTGTGTTACTATGATAATTATATTATTAAAATTAATATCAGATGAATACATTAGTGGATACATTTTATAATAATTTTGAATATTAATGTCATTAATATTGTATTGTACTTCATTTAAATTATTTAAATCAATTTCTGTTATAGATGTTGAAATTTTTATATATATGGTGTTTTTAACATTACATATGTCTTGAACAATTCCATTGTAACGATTTAATCTAATAATATTATCATCATAAATATAATATAAATCATTATTATTTTGTATAACATAAACGTCATCAAATATACAAATATTACTTATCTTATCTAAATAACAATTCTCTATTTTATAAGGCATTATTTTCATATTTATTGCATTATTTATACCAATATAATCACTATAATTACCCGTTGTAATGTTTAAAATTACAATTCTGTCTCTATTAAAAGAACTATTATTAATTTGAAAATATATATTTTCACTTACTGTCATATTTATAATAGTCTCATAATGATTAAGTTTAATTTCACAAATAAATTCTCCATTTACATAATTCATGGGATTCGTAAAATAACTAAATAATAACGAAATTTTATAAAGATTATTATTTAATAAATAATATAAAGTATTATCATAAATATAAAAAAATTGAGAATTAATAAAATCATCATTAATTATTTGTGTATTTTTTATACCATATTTACTGTCGGAGTAATATAAATTTGTTATATGATTATCAGTTAAAATAAAAACATCTGTATTTATATTTTTAAATTTATTAAACAATATTTTAGAATTTGATTTTGATATATTATAAGAATTTATGTCATTAAAAATTAATTTATCACCACTATAAATATATTTTCCATATATTATTCTTGAATTATTATCAATTATTTTAAAAATTTTATTTTCATAATCTATTAAAATGTTCTCATTTTTATAACTATATGATGATAATGTAATATCTAAATTATTTAATTGCATACTACTATTATCATATATAAATATACCTTTGTCTGTACATATGTAATCTTTTCCATCTTTTTCATTTATTCCAATTATGTTATAATTTTCATTTATGTTATATGTATATTCTTTATTACACACCAACGAATTATCAATGCTGATTTTATAATATGTATTTTTATTATCAACTAAATAAATTTTATCATTTAAATAAATTTTTATAATATCATCTGGAATAAAACTATCTTCACTGGTAAGTACTTTACTTTCTATTATATTATCATCATCTAAATAAATACTGTTATTATCATTTGAGTTAATATAATTTATTAAATCACTTAATTTATATATTTTAAGAACATATGAGATAGAATCAATGTTTTTGTCAATATAATAAATTAATAAATATTTATCATTTACATATGTTAATTTTGGTTTGTTAGAAAACAAATAATTGTAGTTATTCACAATATTTCCATATATTCTCAAATAGTTATCATACAAATAAAAAACATAATCATTTGTATATTTAATGCATTTATTTAACTGTCCAAATGTTATAATGTCTTGATTTGTTTCAACAAGATCATTATTAAATACAATATCATAAGTTAATGTAGAGTTATCGATGTTAATATGTATAGTAAAAGATATAGTTTTAGTTATATTTTTTTTGATATCATTTAATGTTATAAAAACATTATATTGATAAATATTTATTTTAATTATATCTACATCAATAAATTTATAATTGAGTTCATCATTAAACAATTCATAATAATTACTTTCGTAAAACAAAAAATGTAAATCAATTATATTTGTTTTTGTTTTGTATTTATCATTAGGTGTTTCTAAAATACCATTGTAATTAATATCATACAGTATTATTTTGTTGTTATTAACGAAAAAATAAATATTATCATAAATAAATGTCTTATTGTAGTCTTTAAAAATCATATTATCTGTTAAAAAAGATATTGAATTATCTTTTGCTGTACAATTGAAACCATTTGATATACCTAATATTATATTTTTTCCATAATATATTCCACTCACATAATATTTATTACTAATGTTTAAAATATGTTGAGGAATAAAATTATAATGTTCTACCAAAATGATGTTATTAAATTTATTAATATAATAAATATCGTATACACCATTATTATTATCAATAATATACTTTCTATTTTCAATACAATAATCTAATATTTTATTTAATTTATAGTTTTTACATGTATTCCATTGATGTGTCATAATATTTTCTTCTTTAACATATAATTTACTTATTGATTTTTCAAATATATTTTTTATATTATTGTTTTGTATTAAAAATAATATTGATGAATCATTTATTTTATCAATAATAAATATTTTATTATTTTTTGAATCATAATTAATGACAATTGGATTTATTAATTTTAATTCATTATTTGTAATCATATCATAATTAGTATTTGTCATTGAATTAAAATTATAATTTATTACATAATTTGTAGATTTTATAGTAGCTAATGTTATTCCATTTATTAAATTATTTGATTTAACTGTTAAATATCCTGCGGTATATATATTTTTTAGTTTTACATTTGAAATATTAATAGTAGTTGGTTCCGTACTATTATTATATAATTTATCTATATTTTGAGTTAAAATAGATATTGTATTTAAATATTTATTTATAGTGTTTTTGTCATAATTATAAAATTTATTTGCAAAAAAAATATCAGATATTTTTGTGTAGTCTTGTGTTAATTTTGTTATTGCACTATATATTTTATCATACAAATAATTATATTCTATATCATGTATAGTTCTATTTAAAAATGAATTTGTTCTAGTTGTGTCTGTAATATATGATATAATTTGTCCAATAGTTGATGCTAAATATGTATTTTTATTAATAAATGTAGATGTATCATAATTATTTATACTAGTATCATAAAATAACTCAATCATTTGAAAAAAATAATATGATGAATTAAACATATTACTTATTAAATTTAATATATATGACCAATTGAATTTAATACTTTCTAATAACACATTTTTTAAATTTGTACAAATTTCATTATTTGTAATTCCATTTACATATTTATCTTGTATGATATAATTGTTATAATTATTTATTGTATCATAATGTATAGAAGAACTAATTGCTTTATTAATTTTTACTTTATAATAAGATGAAATACGAATATAATAATTATTATCTAAAAAATTTAAAGTATTTAATTCCTGAACAGTAATGTCTTTACACTTAATTTCTGTATAATTTGTATTAATATCATAATTTGATTCTACAATTTGTAATACACAATAAGGTAATTTTGAATCAGTTGAACCGAAAACACATAAATATTTACCATTTGTAAATAAAGATTTATAATCTTTATTAATAAAAAATTGTACTATTTTTTCACCATCTGTAGATAACATTGATTTTGTTATTTTTGTTACGTTATAATATTTTACATAATTTAGATAGTTATTATCTAAAATAGAACATGATATATACATATTTGATAAAGAATCATTATATAATCTGTCAAAATCATTTTCTAATAATGTACATATTAAATATTGAGACCTTAAATTATACTTATTTATTTCTATTACACTAATTACAATATTATTATCATTTACTATAAATGCAAATTTATTAGGATAATTTTGTATATTTGTATTTTCAACATATATATTATACATATATATATCATTTGTAGTATATGATGTTATTTCTGAGATTGGTGTATTAATGATTTCATTATAATAATATAATTCTTTATTTTTTATTATTTTATTTTTTAATCCCTTTGTTAATTTACTCATAAAATCATTAAATTTATTTAATGTCCAATTTTCATTTTGTGTAGATACAATATTTCTATTAATAGCATAATTATTTACCAATGAAAAAATTGGAAAAACTGGAGTATTTACCATAAAATATTCATTTAATCTTAATTTTTTATTTTGATTCATATCTGTTATGTAATTTTTTACTTTACTAAAACTTATTTGTTGTTTAGACATCAAATAATTACCTAATGAACTGTTTTTATATTCTTTTTCTATAATTAACATCATTTCATACAAATCTTTTTTTTCAATGTATTTTAAATAATTACTACTATTATAATCTATATCGTCATATTTCATAGATGTTAATTTTAATAAATATGATATGTCTTCAGACATAGTTATATCTTTTAAATCATAATAAAATGTTTTTGTTTTACTATTTATGTCATCATCATTTTCATAATGAATTAAATTCATTGATAAAATATCATTATTTACCATTTCTATTTTAATTGTATTATTATCCAAAGGTATAATTATAAAATTATCATTTGGTTTATTATTTTTTAATATGGTAATTATTTCATTAGTCATAGTTGTTTTAATAATATTGTAATATAAATATTCATTCATTACCACTGATTTATTATAATTATCATAACTGCTTTCAATATTATGATTATAATTGCTGTTATTTAAATAATTCATACACATGTTTTCTAGTCGATTGTTATAATCAATGTAAACAGATGGTAAATTAATTTTTAAATTTACTGATTTTAATAAATCTCCTATTTTTTCTATATTATGAGTATTTACTAAATTGTTATTATTTAAATTAATAGGTATATTTACATGTTCAATTGAAAATAATGTAGGTTTACGATATGATTTTTTAAAAAAGGTTATTTCTGGGTTTTCTATAAATATCTTATCTAAATTACCATAAGACATTAATTGTAGTATTCCGCCTGTCATTTACTATTTTGTAAACTTAATTTTTATTTAAATATTATTTTTAAATAATATTTAAATAAAATATGTTTTGCTATAAACTACAAATACAAAAAATTTATAGATTTTTTATGAAAAAACACATGCTGTTAAACCATTATGAAATCTTAAAACATTATAATTAATACAGTATAATTTCATTTCACAATATAATCCATTATTTATTAAATAATTGTAATATATGTCTAATAAATTAAATAACAGTCTTTTTGATTTAAGTAAAGAAAAATTACATGATCCGGATGGTTGAAATTCATTTGGATGTATACTAAATGTATAAACATTTATTCCATCATTTGGACACATATTATAATTTTGATAAGGAATTACATAATTAAAATAATTTGAATCTAATTTTTTATTTGTTCTTTCAATTCCATTAAATTCAATATGTTGATGATTAATTGGATTAAATGTTAAATCAGATGATTCATTATAAATAATACCATAAAAATTATCATAGTAATTTGAATATTGAATAAATTTAGATTTTATAATAATAAAATTACCATCACTATTAATTACTTTATATTTACCATCATAATATTTTGTATATTTTAAATTAATATAACTATTTTTTTGAAAATATTTTATATGATCTTTATTATTAAACTCTATTTTAATATGGTAAGTATCATATTGAATTATATTTATTATTTCAAATACAAATAGTGCATAATATAAATTATTTAATTTGTATTTACTATTAATTACCGGTTCTTTAATTAACCAAAACATATCTTTTACTGGATCATAAAAATCTAATTCTACACTATAGTCTAATGTATTAATACTATTTGTCGATATTTGCTGTATATCCTGAATTAAATATTCATGTGAAAATTGAGCAAATTTTGTTTTCTCATCTATATCTAAATATATATAATCTACTAGTAATGAGCAAGTACTCAAATGTATTAAATTATTGAGATTTATATTAACATTATTAAAAAAACAACATTTATCTAATGAATTGAATTCTATATTAAATTGTACGTCATGGTATACCATAGATATTAATGGTATATTACTACCATTATGTTGTGTAAACCAATATGGAATCGGTATATATAACACATATGATGGTTTTAATTTATTATCATAATCTGTTAAAACTGAAACATTACCTATCATTTCATCTAAATGTTCAATATGATTATAATTACCATTTAATTTATAATATGTATTTAAAAAATCAGAGTCCATTTTACACAATTCTTTTCCACCAATAATAATAGAACAATTATTTATTAAGTTAAAACCTAGATTGTTAACCCATGAAAAATATTCTTTATTTGATCCTAATTCATTAATTCCTTTGGTTAATTCATCAATTTTAATAAATAATTCATTTTCTTTTTTTTTATATAATGATATCATGTCAGATATAAAAATATTAACGTTATTTTTTAATTTGTATGTATCTTCTATTTCACGATTATAATAATCTTTTTTATTATTTGCAGAAAATAATTTACCATATTCAACAATACTATTACCATTTTTAAAATTTACTTGTATTGAATTTATTTTTGTAATTGTTGTTGAATTATTTATGTATTGTGAATAAATAGAATACAACATATTCCAATTGCAATTTATTGATTTTAATGCTAATTTAAGACTATTTAAAAATATGTAATTGTATTTAAAATATTCAGTATAATTAGTTAGCATAATATTATATTTATTTTTTTCAATAATTATTTCGTTTACAGTGTGTTGATAATAATTATTGTCATATGGTATATCAACTTGTGGAATAACTACTTTTAAATATAATTTTGATAATAAATCTCCAGATTTGGGAATTATTGTAATAGATTTATTATCAAAATTTGGAGTACCGTCTAATGGTATTTCTATAGATTCCATTGAAAAATTTGTGTGTTTTTTATATACAACTTTAAAATGTGTTATTTGTGGTATTCCTGTTAAAAATAAATCATTTGTACCGTATGCAACTATCTGAAGTAAACCTCCTGTCATTTTAATAATAGATTCATATAATTTATAGAAATCTGTAACTTGAAAAATAATTAAAATTATATAATTTTAATTATTTTTGTAATTAATATATATATGACTTGTAGTTTAAATTCAACTAATAGTAATCAAAATACATCCCCAGAATATTATACAGATACTAATGAAATCATAAAAAAATTAGTAAAATATTTAATTGAAGGATTTGTTATCGTTTTAGTATTAAGATGGTTACCAAAAAATAATCTAAATTTTAATGAAATTGCAACCATCACATTAACAATTACTGCTACTTTAATTATGTTAGATTCATATTCTCCAACAGTGTCTACGGGATATCGCAATGGTATAGGACTCGCATTAGGAGCAAAAACAATTTTTATGTAACTTATGTTGATGGAATAAATTCCCATTTTAAGTGTTTACAAATTTTTTCCCATAATTCATCTTGTTCTCTTAATTTACTAGGCGACTTTAACAAAGGAAAATGAGGTAAAAAATGATCATATTCTAACAATTGAAAAAATTTATGAAAAATATAATTGTAATTAATAAAATTTTTTCTGTTTTTTGGTCTATATAATTCAAATGGTTGTTGAATTTCTTTAAACATTGATTTGAGTTTTTCTTCAGTTTCTCTATTTAATGTTGGAGGAGGTAAACCTGTTATTTTATTTATAATAAACGGTATATGTTCAAAAAATTTATTTAATTCTAATTTTTTTAATATAGATCTCATTTTCTTTTTATTTAATTCTAATGGATTTGTTATTTTTTGTTTTTTAATTTCTCCAATAATTGAATTAAAAATTTTTGAAGAAATTTCAGATGATTCTTTTGCTTGAAATTGATTTAATAATTCTGAAAAATGATTCATTCTTTTGTATTTGGTGCTTTTATTTTCGTAAAAAGGATCTTTAAAATTAATTTTTTCCATATCTACCACTAATTGATCACTATGTCCACATTCAATACACACTAAATTCCCATCACTAGATTGTAAAATTTTTTCAATACCGCAATCTGGACATAATTGTGTTAGTGCATTTTTTTTTTTGATATTTTTATTTAATGTACATTTAATATAATCCTCAAATAAGCTACTATTATCATTTAATTTTTGTAATGATTTTGTTTTTTTTTCAAAAAAATCCATTAAATTTACCATTTTTTCATTTGATTTATAATTTATTGAAAGATTGTCATTATTATTTTCCTTATTTTTTAAAGAATTTATATTTTTATCGCTTCCATAATATTCTTTCAAATATTCCAAATTTGTCATAAAATAATCAATTTCTTCATTATATGATGTTATAGTTAATATTTGTTCCTCCAATTGATCTATTTTATCATTTAGATCTGATTTTTTATTTATATCAGTTAATTTATAATCGGATGGATCTTTTTTTAGTATATTGTTTAGTTCATTTTTATAGGAATTTATTTTTTGTTGTATTTTTGGAATATTTTTTTTCTGTTTGTCAAAATCATCCATAATTTTAGTATGAACTGAATCTATTGTACCATGATTAATCATTGACGAATCTGATTTAATTGTTTTTTTTAGAGTGTTGTATTTTAATTTTTTTGTTATAAATGAGTCTTCCATATAGTATCAAATATTTAATAATTAGTTATATATACATTTTTATTTATATATTAAACCATACAATATTTAATTTTTTATGTATTATAAATTTATAACTGATGATATTCATCATATTATATTAATAATCATAATATTTTTAACTTATTATTTGTAATGTGCAAATAAATAATAAATATATAAAAATATATAGTTTATAATTTTTATTTGTTTTTATGCGAATTCCAAAAATTTTTTTTCTCTTCATAAGTTATATATTATAATATAATGACTGCAGGTGGATTAATGCAACTAGTCGCATATGGAGCACAAGATTTCTATTTAACAGGTAACCCTCAAATTACCTACTTTAAAGTTGTATATCGTAGACATACAAACTTTGCAACTGAATCTGTTGAACAAACATTCAATGGTTCTGCAACTTTCGGAGGAAAAGCAGTATGTCTATTACAACGTGCCGGTGATTTAGTAACAAAAATGTATCTCCGTGCCGAACTATCTGGTCCAGACATGTCTGGTACTGGAAAACAATGGGCGTGGGTAAGTCGTCTAGGTCATGCACTTGTTAATGAAGTACAACTTGATATTGGTGGTACTCAAATTGACAAACATTATGGTGATTGGTTAAATATTTGGTATGAACTTGCCAGAAACATCGCACATGATCGTGGTTATAACAAAATGATTGGTAACACTCCAGAACTAACTACTCTCGATGAAAAACATGAACGTGCAACTGTATGGATTCCATTACAATTCGCATGTTGCAGAAATGACGGTCTTGCTTTACCAGTAATTGCTTTACAATATCATGACATTAAAATCAGTTTTACTTTCAACAGACTTGATGGACTTGTAAATCGTACTGCAAATTTCGGAAATGTAAGTAGCAGTGAATTCAAGATGGAAGGTGCATCTTTATTTGTTGACTATGTATACCTTGATAATGCAGAACGTCAAAGATTTGCCCAAGCATCTCATGAATATTTATTTGAACAACTTCAATTTTCTGGTGCAGAATCTTTATCAAACGTCAACAGCAAAATCAGACTTAACCTTAATCACCCATGCAAAGAACTTGTCTGGGTTACTAGAAACAACAGATTTTGCAATGGAAACAAATTTTTAGCTTATGTTCCAAGTGATATGGAAGCAACTAGACTTTTGGCTTCTAAACGTTTTGCTCTAAGACTTGCAGAATATGTCACTGCGGTACCAGCAATACCTGCTTCCGGTTCTACTCCACTGACACCAGCAGTACCTGCTACAGTCGTTACAGGAGCAGATGGATTAATTACTCCAGTTACAGGATTATCTACTACCCTACAAACAGCCTTTGATAACCTAAAAGCAAGTATAGCAGTAACTACATTGGGAGATGTCGACGCGGTTACTATCCTCGGTAAACCACTAGAATGGAGTGAAATTTCAAAACTAACAACTGAATTATTCAGTGGTGCTACCATCGATACTGATATGACTACTCTAAGTGATGGTCATCCAAATAACGATGTAATTGTATTCCAATATGATAATTATGGTGTTTGGTTAAATGGAGAAGTAAATCCAACTCAACAAGCTCTATTACAACTCAATTCTCATGATAGAGTTAGCAAACGTGAAGGCGACTATTATAATTATGTCCAACCATGGCAATGCCATACTAACACACCATGCGATGGTGTTAACGTATTAAGCTTTGCTCTAAACCCTGAAGAACACCAACCATCTGGTACTTGTAATATGTCTCGTATTGATAATGCAACTTTAACACTCACCGTTGATGGCAATGTTGTCGGTGGATTAAATGATACAAGCATCTATCTTTATGCAACAAATTACAATGTATTAAGATGTATGTCGGGAATGGGTGGGCTTGCTTATTCAAATTAATTTGGGAAAGGTGAATCAATGGTCTAAATTCAGTCTAAAAATTATAAAAACATAAAAATAATTATTAAACTAATACAATAAAAAAATATTTACTCTTGAAAAATATTATGTTATTAATATTTTTTAAGTTTTTCATTTAAATTTCAATTATATCATTTTTAGTTTTATTGCTAATATACATGTCAAACATCATACCAGCTATGTTTTTAATATTGTCATTAATGTATTTATTTAACTCATTAACCTTTGTACTGATATATTTACTTATTTTTTGAATAACTACACTTTTTTCATCAGATGTTAGTTTACGTTTGTGATATATTTGGCAATATTTAATTAACAAATGATTAAGGCTAAAATCTCGTTTTAAAAAATTACAATCACCGCAACAAGGTAAAACATTATTCTTTTCATAACCAATATTATTATTAATTCTATCAATTCCATTTGTGTGAAAATCATCTGATTCTTTACCACATAAATAGCAACATTTTGAAGTTATAATTGTAAATTCCTCATTTGATAAGTCAAATATAAATTCATCATTTTTTTGTGACTTTTTAATAGCTCTAATTTTATATCTATAAAATCTTCTATGTGGTTTATAGTTATGATCTATAAACATTTCAGAATAGTCAAATTGTTCATCTATTAATCCAATATACGATATTATATGATGTACTTTACCAATAAAATCATTCAATGACATTTCACACTTACTATAATTACACGTCTTACAACATGTCACACAATTATCAACATTATATCCAACATTATTATCCATTCTATCAATGCCATTAAAATATTTATCACCATTTTCATTTACATCTTTGCAATAAAAACACTCTTGATCCATTAAACTTTGTGCATTTTCATCTGTTAATTTATAATCTATGTTTCTTTTTTCAGCAGATTTAATGTAATTATATGTGAGTCTATTTAATGACATTTTTGATTGTTCATTTTGTTTTTGTCTCATCTCTGGATTTTCATCCAAATACTTCTTCATTCTTTTTGCCATTAAAGCTAAATATTTTTCGTCTCCTAACATTTCTCTTAATCTCATACGATGCAAAATAGTATACATTTTATAATGGTCAGGGTTAGTTTCTTTTAACATTTGTCGGTATGATTTACGTCTTTCTTTAACTTCTAATCTACTTTCATATGCTGAATAATTTCTAACACGATCAATTCGTTTGTCATCTGCACGTTTACCCGCTTCACGACATTTTAAACATCGTTCATAAATAATTATTTCATTTATTAGCAAATCTTTTTTGTCACTAATAAAAATATCCAATTCATATTCTTTGAAACATGATGTACAATTTCTCTTGCCAATATTATTATCATTTTGATTTTTAACATTTTCTCTTTTTTGCCGATCTTTATTAGCTAATAAAGATAAACATTTTTCACATGAACTAGTTGGATAATTTGTGTCTAATTCTGTTCTGCAACCAAAATGATTATATTGATAGCATGGTTTTTTATTGTTTTCTTTTAGATACAATAACCAAGCGGTAATTTGATGTTTGCCACAATAAGATGCATAAACTTCCGGTAAATCATATGATGGTTTATCTACTTTTTTATATTTAATTTGATCAAATTTACAATTGTTATGTAAACATTTATCATTATTTTTTATTGGTTTTTTTCGGTTGCGACATTTTTCACATATTTTAAAACCGTTAAATGATTCACTAGATAACATTAATCTACATCCACTACATTTTAATAATGATGTATCAGTCATAATATATATAATAATTATATTGAAATTGGAAATAATAAAAATAATAATTCAAATTTTTATTATTTGTTTAATAATCTATAAACTTAATAATGTAATGGCATTATCAAGGGTAAAAATAATAGTTTACATATATTTTTGTGTCCATAAACTGTTAATGAAATTTCACCATAAGTTAAATCATCTTTTGATGTTTTATTGTTATCATTAATTATAATTAGTTGACTTTCGTAATAGGCACTTTGCAAATTACCATTTTCATCAATGGTAATGTATTTATCGGTTTTAAATTTGCTCTCAGTAAATTTATTTATACAATATTCAGTACATAATAATCTTGTAAACACTGTATCTATTTTCAAACAAAATTTATCATCATTAGTAATATTATCACCAATATTTTTATCAACACATGTTATTTGTACCTTAAAAACACAAAAACAATTAGCTAATATTAAAAAATCACCATTTTTAATTACACGATCCTTTTCATTTACAAAATCAATTACATTATTTTTATAATTTGTAATGATTATTTTATCATCTGGTGTTTTTATTTGATAAATATGATTTTGTAAATAACTATTTAAATTACAATTAAAATTACCATTTGAATCAACAGATGGAAGTTTAAGTATATTATTTTTTAATTGAATATATGTTGGTTTTTTAACATTATCTGTATTATTTATAGTTTTATACTCGCCATTTGCCTCTAAAAAAACATCATGATAATTATTACGGTTTAATAGATACATGTTATTATAATTTGAATGTGATGCCATTGATATATAATTATAATATAAATAAAAAATAAAAATAAGTAATTAAACAATAAACAAAAACAAATTATTTAAAGATTATATGATATAATATCAGTATATTATAAAATATGTCAAAAAAGATTGATTACTTAACTGAAGATGTTGAAATTCCAAATCAAAAATATGTGGTGATGTCAATTTTATCGCCAGGATTTAATAAATCATTAGATAAATATGATATTAGAGGCATTAAAATTAGAGGTGTATATGCAACATATGAAGAAGCAATGGAACGTTGTGAATATTTACAGGGAGCAGATATTTTACACAATGTATTTATTGGCGAAGTTGGTAAATGGTGTCCATTTGTAGATGATCCTGAAAAAGCAAAAGATTCACAATATGCTGAATCTAAATTACAAACATTAATGAAGTCATATTTAGAGAATCAAGTAAAGGCTAAACAAGTATATGAAGCCAGAAAGAATGAGATGATGATGCAGACAATGACACAACAATTAGCGGATGATAAGAAGAAAAAGAGACATAAAAAGAAAAAAAATGTTACATCAGATGGTGTAAATATAGCATCAAGAGATCTTTCATCAAATGATTTAAATATTGATATTTCAACATTACCATCTGCACAAAAAAACAATTCAACTGATGAAGTAGTAGATGTTAAAACAATAGCTGAATCAGTATCTGGAGAATCAAATGAAGAAAATGAAGAAAATGATCAAAATGAAGATATGACAGAATTGGAAGAAGAGATACAAAGAGTTAAATTACAATTATTAATGGAAGAACAAAAAACAGCAAAACATAATTCTGATGATGTTTCAACATTAAATAATCTCAGAGAATTAACATCTGATATGCATAAACATATTACTAGTAAACAAATGTGAATATTAAATGATAGATATAATTAATATAATAAAAATAATATATTATTATTATTATATTAATAGATAATGTCATATAGATTAGTATCGAATAATCCAATTAATAATTTGCAACAGTATTATAGATATGCATTTATAGGTTTTTTACTATTGGTTGTATTTTGGTTGTATTATTTATTTAATGATCAAAAAAAAGTTACAATAATAGATACAAAATATAATAACAATGACAATGAATAATTAAAATAATTGTATTATGTAAAAATATAAAATATTAATTTATATTATATAATGACATATAAATTAGTAAATGGATTTGAAAGTATAACTAATCAAAATTTTATGATAAACTTGCAATCAGAATGTACAAAAAACATGATATTTATAATTAGAATATTTATTTTGTTTTTATTTGTTTATTGGATAATAAAAAAAATGAATCCTGTAACAAATCAATATACAGAAACATTTGTAAATAATAATGGAAATAATAAATTAACAGATTTAAAACAATTACATGATGTATTGACATCAAATTGTAGTCCAAAATATTGTAATGCTACATCATGGGGAGAAAAAGTTCAACTACCAGATAATCATTTTTTGACAAACATCAGTACAAATGGTGGTTGTTGTGTAATACCAAATGAATTAAGAACAATGATATATAGTAATAGAGGTAATAATGTATAATAATATTTTTTTGAGTAATATATATATAATTAATTTATATTCAATTATATATAATGAATTTTTTAGTTGAAACTAAAACAGAATATACAACTCAACTTGTTAATATAATAGCTCCTTTTTTATATGAAGGGTTTAAAACAATATATGATGATGCGATAAAAGTGGCAAAACAAAATGAAGAATTAAAAGTATTTCAAACATTTTTAAGAAAAATTCCATTTTGGAATGATGACATTTATAATGCAGAATTAAATAGAATTAAAAAAGATAGTGAATATGGTGATATTTTAGAAGATTTAGTTAGAGCAGTTATTAAATCAAATATTATGTTATTAACAAATACACCGCCAGAGAAAAAAAATAAACTGAAAATAAATTTTGTGATTGAATTAAATAAATTTATACATTATTCATATATTGAATCTGCAAAGTCTATTTTTCAAAATCCATATTTATTTTTTCATAAATATTCCCAACTGGAATTAAAAAGAAATCAAAAAGAATCATTAGAAGTAATTAAAACAAGCATTAATGAAGCTATCCGTAAAATGTTACCAATTAATATTATATTAAAAGAATATTTAGGTCAATCTTTTACAGAAACACAATTAAGTGAAGTTGAAAAGATTGATAAAACTTTATCAGACGTTGATAAAACTAGAGTATTACATTTATTAAAGGCTAATCAATTTAATGATAATGATATATCTTATAATTTAGTAAAAAAAAATAATGCTACAGTTGATTTAAATAATAAATCCAAAGATTTAGATAAAGATATGGAAAATATAGAAATGGAAAAAAGAGAAAAAGAAAAAAGAGAAAAAGAAAAAGAAAAAGAAAAAGAAAAAAGAGAAAGGGATAAGAGAGAATTGGAAATGGAAAAAGAAAAAAGAGAAAGGGATAAGAGAGAAATGGAAATGGAAAAAAAAGAAAGAGAAAAAAGAGAAAAAAGAGAAAGGGAAATGGAAATGGAAAAGAACAAAAATAATGATTCTAATTTAAAAATGTCAAACGATACAATAGTATTAGATAAAAAAATAGATATAAATGATTCTGATAAATCTAATTCAGATATGATAAAAAGTTTAGAAAAAAAAACAAATGAGAAAAAAAAATTACCAGAATCATTTAGAAAAAAAATAGATTATCCTAGTATAACATCAAATGTTAGTGAATCATATATGCCAAAAAATGCAAAAATAGAAGTATTTGAATCATATACAATGGGAAGTAAAAATAAATCATTAATGATGGATACTATCAAATTGATCCAAAACGAAACGAATGATAATAATGAAAATAATAACAGTTATGAAATGGGACGTAATGTGAAAAATATAAAAAATAATTATACAAATAAAGAATTTAATATATGAAATATTTTATCTAGATATATATTAATTGTTAATGGATATTCAATTGGCTTTAATGTATTGTTTTTTAACTATGTTTATAATGTATATAGTATTAACTATTGATGTAAAATATATATGTAAAGAAAAATCACCAAATGACAACGAAAGAATAATTAGAACAAGCATATTATCAGGTTTAGTAACTTGGTGTATCATAGTTTACTTCATATATAATGTTGAAAATGAAGTGCCAGTTTTAAAATCTAGTGCACAGGTATTATTAGAAGGTAAATTTTAAACATTGATCTAATTAAGATTTTTTATTTATTATTTAATAAGTTTCATCTTATATTAAAATTATAATATGAGATGAAAAATAATATAGTTAACAATAGTATATGCCAACAAGTAATTTTATTGCAGGTGATATTGAATTATCATTAGACGAATTTGACATGAATACTTTAGTA